TGATGTAATTGGAGACATCTGTGTGTATCTACCAGCCCATAAATCATTTACATATGCTTTAGCTACTCTCATAGGAGTATCAGCTGAGTTGGGATCATTCTGCCAATCACATTTTAATGCTTCTAAAAATCGAGCATAGGCTTTAGTAGCCTTATTTATCATTTTTTGTTTTTCTTTATCGTTTAGAGGAAACCCGGGTGCAACTCCATTTGCGAATCCCTCTTGTACTACCTCTAAATCTTTGTGGTTTTTTCTACGATTGTTCATTTATATAACTTTCTAATTTATCTATTAATACTAGTACTTCATCTGGTTCCATTGTTATGGCACAACAAACGTGTACATTTTCTTTGATATCTTCTAATATACGAAGAGCTTCTTGCTTATCCACTATACTTCTCGTTTATCTTCAAAAGCAATAATATGTGGTCTCCAAGTCATTCTATAACCATTATCTCTTACCCAATCAAATAATACAGGATAAGATTTAAATAACGCTTCTCTAGAATCACCTGCTGGCATAAACCATACTTTTTCAGGTTTAACTTCTAATTGAGCTAGACAATCCATAATTTCAGCTAATGCTTTTTGATCTTTACCATCCCATACTGGTTTAATATGAAAGTCAGAATGATAAGCTATTGATTGTTTAATTGCATCATAATTAAGTCTTAACTTATTATGTTGTTTTACCATTTTTTCGTCTGTAACTTTTCCTTGAGGAGTAAGAGTACCAACAACGGGGACACTATTACTAAACTTAGGAGAAATTGACAGGAGATTAATAGGATAATCAGTAGGAAGGAAATGTGATCCTTCAGTTTCAATAGTAATGAATATATCGTTTTCATGTGCGAAGTGAGTTAATTCATTTACTAAAGCAGCATGCATAGTAGGTGAACCTCCAGTCAACATCATTTCCTTTATATGAGGGTTTTTCTCATACATGGCAATAATGTCTTTAAAGTTAAAATGACCTTTTTCTGGGTGGATACTTGTATACCAACTGTCACACCATCCACCTTCGCCAAAATAGCATCTGTGGGTGCATCCTGTTGTTCTAATAACTACTGTTGGGTATCCTGCTCTTGAGCCTTCTGATTGTACTGCAGTGTAAATTTCTACAATGGGGAGGTTTTTATCGTAATCCTCGATACGTTTCAATTGTTTGTGCATATTGTTAATTTTTTAAAGTGGTTTTTCATTCACTGTTATAACTTATTCTACGTAACAAGCTGCGTTTTTACCATGTTCCATGAACTTAACTTTGGTAACTCTAACTCTACCTTCAGTTTCAGTATCAACGAACTCGTTAAGCTTGTTATAAATATATTCAGCAAATTTCTCTGCGCCAGTAGCTGGAATTACTCTTACTTGAGCTACACCCGCTTTATCCATTTGTTGAAATGCTAATAATTCAGGATCATCTTCTGCCACTACTAAAGTGTGGTCAAACATATAATCCATCCATTCTTTAGGTGATTTACCATCGATTTTAGTTTTTGCTCTTTTCATACCACCAAAATCCCACACCCAATTTCTTTCATCTAATTCTCCTTCAAAATATACTTTAAAAGATATTCCATAACCATGTACAAATCTACAGTGTGTTGTCGTTGCTTTCCACTGACGGAACACTGTACTAAATCCGTCAAATACTTTACTTGATTGAAATTTACCCATTATACCAATTTAATATATCTTGTTCTGATTGATTACCTACTGTTCTCTTTATTTCATTATTTTGTTCATCTACTTTAATTAGAGTAGGAACACTTCTAACAGAATAATGAGTTGCCTTATTTGTGTCATTATCAATATTCACTTTATGAATAGGAATTGAATGACTTAATTTTTCCATTACTGGGCCTAATGCTTTACAAGGACCACACCACGGAGCTGTAAAATAAATAATTTTTGCCATTTGATTTTTATTGTTTAACGTTAATATACGAAATGGAATTAGCTAATCCAACTAAATCCATTTATTCTTTTTAAAATAATACCACATTCCTACTATTGTACCTACAGTTAAAACTGCAAATATCCAAAATCCATGATCATCTGATATTAAAGGAACATCATCAAAATTCATTCCCCAAAGTCCAGTATAAAAAGATAGTGGTAAGAATATTGTAGACCATATTGTTAATAAATTTAATCTACGATTCATTAGATCATTATGTCTTTTTTCAATAATGTCTTCTAGCACTTCAAATATTTGAATTAAATCTAAATGTTCTCCTCTTAATAATTCTCTTTTTAAATTATAGAAATCATCAGTATCATAATCTTTATTTTCAAAAATTACAACTTCGTAATATTCTAATGCTCTTTTTAATTGTTTTTTTGTTGCCATAAGTCTAATGTCCAAAGTAATGATTCAATAAAATATAAAACTCCAACTAACATCATTCCATAATGTGTCCATTCACCACTATGACCATAAGTAAAGTCTTTGTAAATAGAAGGAATAGCAGAGCCCATAATTGCTATACTAAATATTAACTTTGTGTATTTATTTTCTAAAAATTTTCTCATAATAATATTTAAATAGGTAGTAGCGGAGAGACCTGAAAGGGAAGTCATAGGACTATTTTTATTCTCTCATTCGTCTTTTTACAGACTTTCAGGAACTACTACTTTGTTGACCCAGACAGGACTCGAACCTGTGACCTCTTTGACCTCTTTGCTTTTCACGATCGATTGTATTACAAGTTACCCTTCACGTTAAAGTTCAACTTCGCGTCGAGTTAAGCCAAAGCGAGCTACCTACTGCTCTACTGGGCATATTTTTTACGTTGGCTCGCTAGGGATCGAACCTAGACTCTTCTGGACCAAAACCAGACGTGTTGCCAGTTACACCACGAGCCATTTGTACTATCCTATATGTTTCTTAACTTTTGAATTACCAAATAGTAAATAGAAACTCCATACTAATGATACCAATAAAAGTACTATGTAGATAGGACTTTCTAAAGGACTAACCATTGGTGATGGATTTTCAAAATCTAAACCATTTGTACTATTAGGATTAACTCCTTCAAGAACAAACGAGAATAAAAATGTTAGTACTGTTAGTAATGTTGCTTTCTTAGGAAAGAATGAATTGATTCTTTTATAAGTTGTTGCTAGTGAAAACCACATCATTGGTATAACTAATAACGCTCCTAATAAAACAAGAATACCAGCTAAAAGCCCATTTCCACCTGCTGCCATTATTCCTATTCCAACTCCAATAAGGATTCCAATTGGAATAATAAATAGTAACATTGCTAATCCTCTTAGGAAATAATCTGTTCCATTAATGGTATTTTTGAATTGAAAGTACTTACCAAACTTCTCTTTTAATTTACTCATAATTTCTAGTTTAAAAATTTGTGGAGGATATCGGAGTCGAACCGATGACCTCTTGAATGCAAATCAAGTGCTCTAGCCAGCTGAGCTAATCCCCCTCCTGTATTAAGCTGAATATTCAGCTAATACTTGTTTTACGTGAGCTTCAGCTACTTCGTAAGGAACCACTCCACTTTCATCCTCATAAGTGACAGGATCTTTTCTACCCAAAGCAATAAATGCCTCAATCCTCTCAACACTAGAAGCAGACTTATAATCAGAATTTCCACTAGGATAGGGTTTGTATGATGTATTCGTTCTTTTATAGACTTCATTAAAGTCAATACCCAACGTTTCAACCAATTTTTCTCCATCTTGTAAAATTCCTAATTTATCTGTATCTAAATAAGGTGTAAAGTAACCTACTCTATCGGCTTCCCAATTACCGATTCTAAAAGCTGCATCATCTGCATCTCTAAATTCTTGTCTACAGTCAGGGTAAACTGCATGATCACCAGCATGAATACCTAAAGCGATATCTGTTGGTTCTTGTGTTCTATTAGCAATAGATAAAGCTACTGCTTGAGTAATAGAAGCAAACATTTTATTCCTATTAGGAACAACTGTTTCTTTCATATTGTCTTGCTCATAATGTCCTTCTGGTACATCATCTCCTCCTTGAACTAAAGCTGAATCTAGTAAGTCTACTAAACCATCTAGTTTAATTTGTCTATAATTTACTTTATGACCTTTACTAGCAAGGTAATCAATTAAAGATTGAGCTTTTTGAAGCTCTACTCTATGCTTTTGACCGTAATCAAAAGAGATACCTGTTACAGTATCATATTCGCTGATAGCTCTTAACAATAGGGTGCTGCTATCCATTCCACCACTTAACGAAACTACACAATGTTTTGCCATTTTAATTAAAATTTAAATTTTTGCCAGGTATTATTAAGCGTATAGGCAAACGCTTTTTTAAATTTATTATATCTACATTTTATATAGGATATAGTATACGAATAGATTGCTGCTAATCCAAATCCTCCTGTAAGAAGGGTCCAAATATTTGGATGCCAATGTTCTCCACAAAATCCTAATGCATGTTTTATTACTTCTACCATATTAATCTTCTTCTTTAAATTCTACGTCACCGTAATCATCAATCGGTTTATCTCTTACCAGGTCCCAATCTGCATCATCTATAATTTCTTGTTGAAGGTCTTCATCACCTGTTTTCCATTTTGCTAATTCTTCTTCTGTTAAGATATATTCTTCCCATCTGAAGTTGCAATAATTTACTGTTCTTGTTAATTTAGCCATAATTTTCTATTTTTGGTATTCCATTAATTTCTCTAAATAATGTTGTATTATGAATAACATCCTCATAAGTAATTTCTTTAAAATCAATATCAAAATGATCATTCATATTTGCTTTGGGTTTTGATGATAAACCATCTTCCCAATATAAAGTTCCTTCTAAAGCAGCCATTACTGGGTTTGAAGTATCAATTGATTCTATTTCCTTGTATCCTCTATACCATCCAAATTCTTGTGGTACACAACAACCAAGTAAATGTATTCTGTCATACTTATCAATTAATCCTCCAGAATATAAACTACTTACAAAATTTATTCTACCTAATGCTTTACCTAAATCCTTATTTGGGTGAGGATGTAAATCATTATACCAATCAGCACCATAAGATATTGCTAATTTTTTATAACCTAATTCTTTTAAAGCTCTATAACACTGAAATGCTTTACCTTTATCTTCTCCTTGTACTACAGCTACTGGTGTAGTATTTTCTGGATAACTATGTTGTATCCAATACTTTGCTTGAGCATGTGTTTGGGCATAATTCATCCAAACATCAGGTACTATAAATTCATCTGGTTCTAATTCTTTAATCCAATGGTGTAATCTATCCCATTTATATGCTTCTCCTAATTCATGTAACGAATTATCCATAATGATATATCGTCCTGATTTTTTAGCATCATAAAAATATTGTTTATATTCTTCATCCTGATCTAATAAATGAGGCAGACAGTAGTCATAGTCATTAAATTCAGGGGATGCTGTTAATAAACAGCGAGGTACTTCGTGACTTACTTTCATATAACTAATTTAATAATTTTAATTCGATTCTCCAAACAATCTTTAAATTGTTCTAAATCTTCTCGATGCGTTCCAATGTTGTCTAGGTGAATTACCCATAAACTTCTTTTTCGAAACCCTATCGTTAAACTCACCCCTAATCTGATTAAGTTGAGTATTTCCGTTTTGTTGGTCTTGGTTATTAATCATTTTTTTGCCGGTCGCCCTCTGCGACTTTTTATATAAATTTTACTATACTTCTCTTCGATTTGATAATACAAATCTAATATTGTACCCATACATATATCAATCTCCTGATATATTTCATCTTTCGTGATACGAAAGTTTTTCTTGAATTCACTTATAAGATCATTAATCTTCCCATTTTCATCCTTTTCATGATCTTCCCATAACCTCTTCCTTCTTGCACTTAGTAATTTAGATTTTTCTAAATACATTTGCAAATCAGGTACACATTCTTCATAGATATCATTTAACATATGCTCACATAACTGAGCTTGTAATGAATAAGGACCACATTCAAAGTCACCATTCATTATTTTATCCCTTAAATCAGCTTTATTTGGTAATGGTTTGTTTTTTGCTTCATACCATCTCCACCATCTAAACTGATTATAATTCAACTTTTGGAATTCAGTTAAACGCTTTTCAATAAATTTTCTACTATGAGCTACTTTAAACATATTATCCACAAGGGCAAAAAACCCATAAACTAAAATATAACATATAAAATACTAAAGCGATAAATAGAAATCCAGTAATTGCGTCGATTTCTTGTTTGAATTTGTTTCTGAACTTTTTAAACATAACTTTTATTTTTATTTACCCTGTAAATATACGAAAGGGGACTTGGTAATCCAAGCCCCCTCGCATATTTCTTAACTATATCTTAATCTATTTTTAGAATTTAAGACCAAATCCTAATGTTAGATTTGTTGTTTTTGCATTAACATCGTATACTACTTTAGGATCGATAAATACATTTTTGTGAAATGTAAACATTTTTCCAACACCTACTTTTAATAGGTCAGTATCGAAATCTTCTACTGAAGCATATCCAAAGAATCTCTTTTCTCCAAAGAAATATCTTGCGTGAACGTCTACTCCTAAGTCATCAGATGAATCAGCTTGAGATACATTCAAACCTACCATTAGGTTATCAGTAAATCCGTATCCAACTGTTGGAGCTATAGACCATTCTGTCCATGCTACATTTGCAACGTCACCAGTACCTACGTACCAGTCACCTTTTACCTGTGCGCTTGCTGAAATTGTAAATACAAAAGCAAGCAAAATCATCAATTTTCTCATAATTTAATTGTTTTGGTTAATATTTGTTTTAATTGTGAAAACGCCAGCCAGGTAAGACTGGACTTTATCGTCAATAATTTTAAGAACGATGAACAATATACGACAAATTGTTCATGTCTCCAAGTAATTTAATAAGTCTTTTCAGTATTATCGTCTAAATAGTTATTTCTGACAATATCTCCTTTTATCATTTCACTATCTTCATCATAGTGTTCACCATCATTTCCATTTTGTCCGATAATATCCATTCTTTTTTCATCATCTTCATCATAATTAGGAGGAAATCCTCTTGCTTCATCAGGAAGTGATTCTGAGTATGTATCGAATACACTAGGTTCTTCTTTTACTTCTACTTGTTCTTCGTATAAATTTTCTCTATATCTTTTAGGAGGATAAGCTTGTGCAAATGCAAAGTTAGCTGCCACTACTAATGAAATAGCTAATGGATCAAACACAAAAATTATAATAAGTAATAAAATATTTATGATTTTATCCATTGATACACCGGTTAAACCCGATAAATACTGCAGTGGTCCTAATTCAGCAGCAACTTCATTGTTGCTTTCTAGTTCCAATATTTTTAATTGATATTTTTGAAGCGAATCTGCTGCAATAGTTCGCTTTTCATACACATTTTTTCTATTTTCTTCTTCAGCTTCTATTCTAGCTGCTGATAATCTTAATTCTGTTGTAGAAATAGTATTTCTAAATCCAGTAGATGATGTTGTATCCCTAACTTGTATACCAGTTGCCTTAGCATTTGATAAAATTGTAATATTTTCTGATATTCGTTCTAATTCTTTATCAAATCTTGCTACATCTTCAGCATAGAAATCTTTTTTATTTTCTAAGAATTTAACTTCGTTTTCAGCTATACTTAATTTACTATAAGTATCTTGATAAGCTGCACTTAAAAATCCATAAATACCCATACTAGTAATTAATACTAATATAACTGTTGCTATAGATAAATAAGTTCTTAATGTTTTATTAATTGTATCCCAATATTGATATAATAGAGATGCAGTTACTAATTTAGCAAATTCTAATGAACCAGCCATTATAATAACTTGTAATTGAGCTCCAGCAAATAACTTACTTAATCCATAAACTGAGTAGAATGCAGCCGACGCACTTACTGACAAAGCAGAAAATGCGATAAGAAATGGAAACATTCCCTTTTTTATCTTTCCAAACATAATTTAGTTTTTACACTGTATCGTAGTCAATATACGAAATCTCTACCTCATCTCCACGCTCAAGTACTTCAGCTATAGCAGGGTAAATTCTTTTATAGGCATCTGTTGATGCTCCTATAAATCCACTTTTTGATTTTGTAATATTTTGTTGTTGAGTATCCCCAACTAATAAGCAACCTGATGTATGTTCATCAGTATTTCCAGTGTGAATTAAAATGTATTCGAATCCGGGTACGTCTCTTACCCATAACATTCCTTTATGCATAGAACCATATTTTGAAGAATATCTTTTATGAAATCCTCCTACTTTTCTAAGTGTAACTTTGTACGTTCCTTCTGGGATTCTTGTTTCATGCATTACTTTATCATCTCTATATTCATCCTCTAATGTATAGCATAAAAATTTTCTATCGGTTGTTACATCAAATAATAGTCCATTAGTACTATCTTTTTGTGAACTTACTCTTAATACTTCTAGTTTCATATCTTATAATTTTACAACGCTAAATATAGCGTAGGTTATCAATCCAAAAAGTAAGCCATTTAGTGCTTTTTCTTGGTGTTGTTCAGTTTTTGGTTGGCAACAGCCATCAGATGCTGGTTTGCTTGTTCCACATCCATATAATAAAGCTGTGCTTAATGCTAGTGTTACTATTTTCTTTTTCATGCCCATGGTTTTATCCAATATTCATAGAATATTGATTTTAATTTTTTCATTTTTTAGCATTTTCAATTTCTAATTTTTTTACTACCTCTCTCAAAACATCTACTTCTTTTTGTAGATATTCGATTCTAAGATCTTGTTTTGCGTCATCAGGTAACGCACCCATTTCACCTCTAGGCCATTTGACTCTAAATTCATGATTTAATTCAACGTCATCCTGCATTCTAATTACATCTAATTGTAATTGTGAAATTTCAGCTTGTAGAGTAAACCATACTCCAGCAATAGAAACAATTCCAATAACCATACCTATTAAGGCTTTCACGTCTAAACTTACTTTAGACCCCTCGTTTAATTCTAATTGTTTTTGTTCTTCCATTGTTTTAAAATATAAAATCCCCGCACCATGCGGTACGGGGATAAATATTAAACACCTCCTATTTTTTAACTATGTGATATAAAACAAAAGCACCTACTAGACCTAGTAGTCCTTCTGCGTTCAATGATCCAAGAATTGCCATAATATTATCTACTACAGATATTTCTGGCCAAAAAGGTATTCCGGCTCCGTTGAATAGTACTTCAAGTACTACTCCTAAAGCGATTAAAGACACACCTATGTGAGTCAGTTTGTCAGCCCAAGAGCCGATCTTGTTTAGAATTTCCATATAATTGGGGTTTTAGTTAAACAATACGATAACTAGCAACTAATTATTCTTCGTCTTTTTTCTTACCGAAGATTTTGCCTACCTCAGCTATACCAAAGGAGCCGAGAGTTATGATTACGAAAGAATTATAAATGTAATCTTGTATTTGAAGTTCTTTGCCATAAACTCCAGTAATAATATCTACTACTGCAAAAATGACCATAACCAGAAAGGATGCAAATCCTACTACTGATTTTTCGTTAATGTTGTTGTCGTCTTTAAACAAATCTTTAAATGCCATATTTCTAGTTTTTAAAAATTAGTAAAACTATTAATGGAACCTTATTATTATTGTGATTATAAATATTAGAATTTATCAGAGCTTTGTACCTCTTTAATAGCTTCTTCAACTTCTGATTTATCTGCTGGGAATTCTAGGTCTAACCCTGCTTTAAATTTAGTTTCAATTATACCATCTAATATGATAAAAATTGTTGGAGCCATTCTAACTCTATATTTTTTAGTTGCTACAGGAGCATTAGCAATATTTACTCTATAATAATCTATATCTGGGTTATCTGCTAATTCTTTCCAATGAGGGTAACAATTAGCTTCATTAAATTTAGCCCAATATTCAACTACTATAACTTTATTTTCATCATCCCCAAATGCAGATTTTCCATTTATTACGTCTTCGTAATTTGAATCATCTAGCCAATATTTTTCAGGTACGTCTTGTTGTCCAAATAAAATTGAGGGGATTGCTACTAGTAAAAAAAGAAGGTTTTTCATGTGTTATTTTTTCTGTAACTCATAAAGACGTTCATCTATCTTTTCTAATTCCTCTAAAATTTTGTCTACGTCGTCTTGAGTATCCATTATTGTTTGTCGAACCAATTCATCTTTTAAATCGTATTCAACCCTGTCAATAACTGGTTCAGGCATTTCCATTGCACGTGCTATATCTGCTTGTAGTGTAAACCACATACCAGCTAGCATGACTATGAAAGTTGCTATCATTCCAATTGTTTTTAAATCTAAGGTAACCTTAGTATCTTCGCCTATTTGTTTTGCCATTTTATCTAAATGTATAATTTAATCCAAATGAAGTTATAAACATTTCAGAATCCCACATTCTTGTATATTCTGTGTCTGCGAAGATTCCTAATGACTTACTTATTTTCCAACCAAAATTTGCTCCGGCTTGATAGTCCCACCATTGATCACCTTCAGCTGCATCAGCTAATCCGTATTGATCCCAACTATCTCTAAATAAGTAAGATAATGGAACTCTGCCTTGTTCATCTTTATCACCTTTTATATAGTTGTGATAAGGTAAATATGCGGTTCCATATAAGTGTAACCAGAAGTTAGATTTATAATGGTAAAAATCAAATCCCACTACTGGACTTATTAATCCAAATTGGGATGTATTACCTAAAACTTCTGCATTATATCTTGAAATTAATCTTTTGTAAGGTCCATCTCTAAATTCTAAATCTGAAGATGCAATTCTATTTCCATTTGGATCCCACCAAAAATATCCTCCAACGTTTTGTTGTTCTCCAGTTACTGGGTTATAAATTTCTGTAGTGTAATAAGCATCTTGATAACCATATTCATAAGCTAATTCGTACCAATAATTTTCTTGGTTCCCATCAGCATCTAAAGCACTAACCCAAATTTCATAAGGATTAACACCATAAACTCTTTCGTGTGTTCTATAAGCAGCACCAGCTGAAAGAGAGAATTTCTTTCCAATTGGTAATCTAGCTCTTACATCAGCAGAATTGTAATTGAAATCATAGGCGCCCTGAAATCGAGACTCTAATTTTACAATGTGATGTTTTCCAGTATGTCTTAAAAAGTATCTTTGATTTTCCCACTCTTCACCTCTACGTCTTTCTTTTTCCCAATGGAATAGATATTCCCAACCCATTACAGCTGAACTAGGGGCTAATAAAGCGTTTTGTCTTTCTAAATTTTGATCTCCAGTCCAAAAGTTGCCTGGTTTTCTTTCGTAATCAAATCTACCTAATTTACGAATACCGAATCCAATTCTATAATCTGAAGGGAAGTATTCAGTTACATCTACTACTTCTGGCACATCATAAATTCCAGCACCATCTGGAGTTCTAATTAAATATTTTTTGTCTGATGATTCGTATGCTGATCTATAATCACCAGCTCCGTAAATAGTAGAATATTTAAAGAAATCATTGTAGAATTCTTTAAAAATATTTTTCTTATCCTTTTCTTGAGCCGTAGCAGGAATTGCTAGGAATAATACAACAATTAACACTAAAATCCTCATGTATGTATCTATTTATGTTTGACGATAAATATGTGAGGATATTCTTAGATTTATCTATCCATCGCAAGAAAGACAATCTGCTTGCCTACTTCCCAAATCTCCTTTAATTACTGAATCAGTTCGCAAATAGTAGAACGTTTTGACACCAAGTTTCCAACCTTCCATATGCACTTGATTAATCCATTTTGGTGAATCATTAGGGTCAAATGATAAATTTAATGATTGAGTTTGGTCAATATATTTTTGTCTTTCAGCTGCTTGTTTTACTAATTCTAATTGATTTGTTTCTGAAAATGTTAAGAATACTTCTTTTTCGTCTGCAGATAAAACACTATCTGGTAAACCTAGAACAGATCCTCCTTCTTGTAACATTTGTTTCCACCATTTTTCCTTATTTTCACCTTTAGACTCAAGTAAAGCTTCTAATGATTTATTTTTTCTAATAAAAGTACCTTTAGCACCATTAAAAGTATAAACATTAGCAGGTAAAGGTTCAATACCAGCAGAAATACCACCACAAATAACAGAATTTGAAACTGTAGGAGCAACGGCTAATAAATGAGTATTTCTCATACCAGTTCCTCTACACCATAAAGGTTCTCCATATTCAGCAGCTAAATTCATTGAAGCACTTTCTGCTTCACTTCTAATTTTATTAAATATATTTCTAGTATGAACTGTAGAAGCTACTGAGTTAAATGGTAATCCTTTTTGTTGTAAGAATGTATGCCAACCCATTACACCTAATCCTAATGCTCTACCTTTAGCAGCATGTTTATGAGTTCTTTTTAATGATTCTTTACCATTAGATTTATCTATAAACTCTTGCATTACACCATCTAAAAACCAAATTGCAGTTTGAATACAATCTGTGTCCTTATATTCTTCCCATTTAGCTAAGTTTAAAGAAGATAAACAACAAATAAATGAATGTTCTTCATCTGTAAATAATGTGATTTCAGAACAAATATTAGTCATAGAAACATCTAAATTGTGCATTCTATAAGCTATAGGATTATTTTTATTTACATTATCCTTATACATGATATAAGGTTCTCCTGTTTCCATTCTTGATTTAAGAACTTTAGCCCATCTATTCATTGATTCTGGGTCCCTAGCTTCTAATTTTCTCATAAAGCTATCTCCTACAACAACACATTGATGTAAATTTAAACATTGTCTGTTAGGATCACCTTTAGGTCTTCTAATTTCTAAAAATTCATCTATATCACCATGTTCAATATCTAAATTAACTGATGCAGCACCTCTTCTAACATTACCTTGGTTTGTAGCAATAATTGCAGAATCATAAATTTTACACCATGGAACTACACCTTCACTTTTACCATTACCTGAAATATATTCTCCACGTTTTCTAATGCGAGATACACTAATACCTACACCTCCACCAGATGCTGTTAATTTCATTAGTTCTGCATTAGTTAAACCAATTCCACGTATAGAATCAGGAGTATCAATACCAAAACATGATATTGGTAAACCCCTATCAGTTCCCATATTTGAAATAACAGGTGATGCTAATCCAATCCAACCATTCCAAATATATTTAAAAAATTTATTTGCTAATTCTGGTTTTTTAAGTCTAGCTGCTGATGCATTTGCTACTCTTTTATATGCTGTTTTTACTGTTTCACCTGGAAGTAAGTATCCTTTAGAAATTGTTGCTAAAGAAATTTCATCCATCCACTCAGGATATTCTTTTCCTGGTGTCCAATTACTATAATCTGCTATTAAATTATTATCCATATCTTAAAACATTGCTGCGGCATCCCAATTTTGAACACCTTTACTATAATTTGTTACTCTATTTGCAAAGAAATCTGTATGTTGTTTTCCACCTGAAAGATTATCAAACCAACTCATTCTTTGTACTGCTTCTTGATCTATACCATTTACTATTGCTCCATATCCTAAATCACTCATTTTAGTATTTACTCTATGCTTAATAAAAGATATTAAATCATATTTTGGACACCCATTTAAGTCTCCCATTTCATAAACTTTATCAATAAAATCTAATTCTAATTTTAAAGATAAACGAGCTGCTTCTTCAATATCAGCTCTTAATTCAGGTGTATCTAATTCAGGGTGTTCTTTTAGTAAAGTTCTAAATAACCAACATCCTGCATCTGAATGTAATGATTCGTCTCTAATACTCCATTCTACAATTTGACCTACACCTTTAAGTTTATTATCTAATTTAAATGATAATAAAACAGCAAAAGAAGAAAATAAATTAACTCCTTCTGTAAACGCAGAAAAGATTGCTAATGATTTAGCTCTTTCATGCCAATTAGGAGTACCATCATGACTATCTCTAACATTCATTAATGTTTCAATTTTAGCCATTGTTGCTTCATCTTCTAAAAATTCAGCAAAATCATCTAAACCTAATTCTTCGTTTAATAAAGAATAAGCTTCAGCATGAATTGTTTCAAATGCTCCAAATGTAACAGCCATTTTAATTACTTCTGGTTTTCTAAACCATTTAGTTACTAATGATGACCAATAATCATTTACTACAGTTTCCGTTTGGGCAAAACCTTTTAGTATCGAACCAATAATAGTTTTTTCGGTTTCACTAAGATTTTGTTTCCAGTCATTTACATCTGACATCATTGGTACTTCAGTATGAAGCCAATGTGCTTGTTGTTGTTTCATCCAATAGTCATGTGCTTCTGGATATTCAAAGGGTTTATAAACGATACGTTCTTGTAATAATGATGTTTTTGCCATTTTAAAATGTGTTTTAATTAGTTATTTACTCAGTTCAAAAAAACCTGGGTCATATAAGCTGCGGAGTTTTTGCTTATCAAATTTGTCTGTATCAGTATCAAACTTATTTGTTTTAACCGCTGGAGTAAAAGTTTCTTCTTCGTCTAGGTCTGTATTATAATTATGTACTTCAAAGTGGCCAGTTGCTGTATCTGCTTTAACTGCAAAAGTCAAACCATCTGTACCGTATCTGTTTTTCATAATATGAAATCTACCTGTTCCTTTTACTTTATCTTCTTTTTTTCTTGAAAGAGACATACAAAAGTCAGTGATCATCAGCTTATCATAAGAACCAGCTGCTTTATCTCCTTCTATAATGTCATCGTTCGACCCGGCTCTGTTTACTTGAGAAACTGACCAAATAGGAATGTCAAGTTCTCGAGCTAAGCCTTTTGTGCTTCCATAAATATCATCAATTTCGTCCTTACGCTCCCTATTTTTCTTTCTTGACGAAAGAAGATCAACGTAATCAATAATTACTAAATCAGCTTTAATCCCCATACTTTCAACTTTCTTAATATGTGATTCAATTGTTGACATAGTTGCACGTCCTGTTGGAAATTCTTTAATTATTAACCTACCTGGTAATTGAGGTATGATCTCTTCGACTTTTGGTCTAAGTAACGAAGTTTTATTAACTGGAATTTGGGTGAAGAAGGCGTCATATCGCTTTCCAACATAATCTTCACCTAATTCTAAAGTATAATGAATTACATTGTAACCTAATCTAACAGCATTACCTCCTAATGCTACAAGAGACCATGATTTACCGCCTCCAGGATTACCAAAAATAAGACCAAAATCTCCATTTCCCAATCCACCTTGTAGTAAATCATTAATTTTGTCCCAAGGTGTAGGTATAGTTGTACGAGAGTTTTCTCTATATCGTTCTTCAATATCTTTAATATATTCATGTCCTACGTTTTTATCTTGACCAGCTCTTAAAGCTCCGTCTACTATTGTTCTAATAGCTTCAAAATCACCTGCTTTTAATAAATCTACAGATGACATTAATGCTTTCTTTAATTGTTGATTTCTACAAAAATTAGTAAATTCTTCCTGAACATATTTTAGATCTTCATCTGATGCTACGTAAGCTTGTTTTAACTGTTCTTTAATAGATACTTGTAAAACATCATTATCTACTTTTTGTAATTCAACTTTTAATACTTCTAATGAAGGTGTAGTATGATACTTATCATAATACTTTAAAATTTCTTTAATTGCCCATTTGTGAGCACTATTTTCAAAAAAATCTTCACTAATAATATCATGGATATTAGTTAAAAATTCTTTGTGAGTAAGCAATGATGAAATTGCTTTAATTTGAAAATCGGGTCCGTATTGATTTAATGTTTGTAGTGTCAATTTTTATAACCTTTAAAATGTAAAAATATATCTTTTAACCATGTTTCTAAATTCCTAATCATCCCACCTAATTTGTCTTCGTTGTAAAACTGAACAAACATATCTGGGTTAAATTCAGGTATGTCTTCTGTAATTAAATCATCTAAATAATCCTTCTCTCTATCATCAATCATGGGAGTACTTAGATCCATAATTTTATAGTTAGTCTCTAATCTATTTTGATCTTGAACTATGCGTGAATATACAACATGATCTTTAAATTTCCTAGTAGAAATATCAAAAATATCATCTAATGTAAGAGGTTGGGTTTGTAATTCAGGAAATTTTTTAAATATACCTTTTACACCTAACCCTTTAACACCTGGAATTTTATCTGAATTGTCTCCTAATAATGTTTTATATAGAATAAAATTTTCAGTTAATACACCAAATTTTTCTTTTACTACCTTTGGAGTATAATATTCTTTTTCCATTGGTCTATATAGAATAATTTTATCAGTAACTAACTGTACAAAATCTTTATCGCTTGAAACAATAAAACACGTTGAATTATGCTTTTCTACTAATTTTTCAGCCAATACTGCGATAATATCATCTGCCTCAACTTTATCAATGACTGTTGTTTTAACAGGTAATAATTTTAAATATTGGATTATACGAACTATTTGATCTACTTTTGAATCATGTTCTTCTTCTAAATTATCAAATGCATCCCAATTAGTAATCCTTCTAATATCACGATCTTGTTTGTACTCGGAGTGCAAGTTCTTTCGGCTAGCCGTAGAACCTGCACCATCGAATACCACATAAACAGAAGTAGGGTTAGTTTGTCTAATCATTGCGCCTAAAGAACGAAAGAACCCACCTAACCCTCCAATGTGGATTCCATCAGGATTTACCATATTCATCATAGCAAAGTTCCTAAAAAATAGATTTAAACCATCTATCAATAATACTTTATCATGTCTATTCTGTACAGTTTCCTCCCCTTGCTCCTGGACTTCATCCAGCAACTTAAATAATTCTTTTTGCTTCATAATTTTATTCTGGTTCTTTTTCGAAATGTGAAATGTTCTCTACATAATTTTCTTCAATGATATCAAAATCACCTCCACCTAATACTTTAGCCCATTCAGTTGAATTATCTGACTTGTATTGTTTTAGTTCTTTGTCGTTATCATTAATGAAACCATGTGGAGTCATAACAATTTTTCCCCTCGTAGTAACACCATTAATGTGATTCTTGTCAATTTGAATATTTACTCTTTTAGCAAATTCAACTTGTTTACCATCTTTAATTGCTTTAATTTTAGATGTTCCAGCATTTGAAATATTACCAAATGTAACTACAAATGTTGAATCAAACCACATAGCAAATCCACCTTTATTCATTAATTTAGGTTGTCCCATAGGTGATTCTGCTTTAGCTGTCCATACCTTATTAATACAAACTAATGTATTAGTAAATGGTGATGACTCTTTTCTTGACAATGTAATTCTTTGATTTACATTATTTCCAAATTGAGTTGACATTGCACCTGCATTCCATTCATTATTATTTTTATTTGATTTAATAGACATTTCACAAGGTACTGATCCAATACTATCCCATAAGAATAATAAATCATAAGGTAAATTACCTTTCTTTTGTTCATCTAATAAATCTAAAATAAATCCAGCTACGTCTTCAATTGAGTGAATAGTTTCTCTATCAACATAAAGAAAATTACCATCATAATCTACAACTTCACCATTTTCATCTCTTTCAATATTAATGTCTAATCCCATTTGGATTGCATGTTCCCAATTCCATTTCATCTCAGTAATAATGAATACAGGCAGTATTCTACGCTTTTGCGCAGATACTGCTGCTTCAATTAATGCTGTTGTCTTACCTGTATCGGAGTGTCCTCTTAGTAACACAATGTGTCCCATAGGAATACCAGGAATAGAAGTAACATCTTGGAATGCTTTTGATAAAGGTAACCATTCTTGGTCCTTAAATTTAACATTCTTATCTAGTCCTTTCTTATTCTTAAAACTTGATAAATCAAATTTAGATTGGATTTCTTTAGAGACTGCCGCCGATAATGATTTTTTCTGTCTCGCCATATTTAGAAGGGTAAATCGTCAGGTTTATTTTCATCTCCATCAAATAGTGAATCAAATTGATCTGATTTACCTTTTTTAACGTTTGATGTATCTAAACTAAAATTCGATTTTTTCTCATCATCAAAATCACTTGCTGGTTCTGAAATGATATCACCTTCACCTTCTGATTCCTCAGGAGCTAACCATTTTTCTAATGCTGATTTCATTTCATCAAATGTAAATCTTTTAAATTCAGCAGTTGGGTCTGGTTGGTCTTTTTTCCACTCTTCTACTTGAGCAGCATCACTACTAAGTGGTGTTTCTTTTAATCTAACTCTAACTGAAGACTTATTATATTGAGTACCTGTAGATTCAGGACCTACTGTTTCAATTGTAAGATCTCTACCGTTTACAATATCAGTATAATCACCGATTTCTTCATCCACAGCTAATGAAAGTAATTCTTCATAAATTAACTTTCCAAATTGCCATAATCTAACACCTTTGTCCTCCTCTCCTCTAACGATAACAGGTGCAAAGATTCTAGTTTTAGCATCTAATTTTTTAGCTAATAGATAATTCTCTTTACTATACTCTTCTCTAAGCTTCTTAGCAAATAGAGCAATTGGGTCTTTTTCACCAAAATTCTCAGGTGAAATCATAACCTTGTTTGTAATCCCATAATAGAATTTTAATTCCGTAAATGGGTTTTTAGCATTATACGCTGATGGTACAATTCTAATTTGTTGTTTACCTACTGTTGGTCTCCAAAATGTAAGACTATAATCTCTCTTTTGTCCACCTGCAGGTGTTTTTTGTTGGAGCGTGTCCAACTTCTGTTTAAGCATTGATAAATCCATAATTTGTAACTAATTTTTATTTATAACTTTTGTTTATGCACACAATATACGAACCATAATTTGGGGAGCCAAACTATACTTCAATTATTTTGTGAATTTTTGTATTTAATTGGTTGAGTTCATTGTGTTGGGTAAGTAAAACACAATTTCTGTAGTGTTGCCAATCCACTTTATATTTGGTATCAACAACACCATTATTAAGCTTTTTAATTAATTCATTTAAAGCGTTAATAGTATACAAGGTGTTAGATTCCTTTTTCCTATGGACTAGGATAGTATTATCTGGTATGGTGTGTACATTTCCTTGATCTACATTATAAGTAACTACATATTCGTCACTGCCTACTATTTCTAAAACAAACATTTTGTTATAGATAATAACATATTTTGAAGTAATTTCTTCAATCAATGCATCTAGGTTATCTAGATCAGTAAAAGTACAAAACAGTTTATTATTCAAATCTCCTAAGTTATTTAATGATGTAATCACATCATAGTTCACCTTATACGTATTTGAAGGTCTATCTAAAGTCGTAATCATTTCCTTGTTTGGTTTTTATATTAAATTTATATTTTTTAAATATTTTCTTTACATTGTCAATTAAGTCGGCTTCTTCTTCATCCAAATCAAACAAAAACGAATCATAAGTATATAATACAATTTTTGTTTTCTTACCTCTTAACAAACGAAGTACGTCCCACAGTATACGAACGTTCATTGATGTCTCCAAGTTTTGTAACAAATAATTAAATAACTTTTGCGGATTCATATTATCTAATTTTTCTTTTTCAAATACATACCCAGAAATCGGACATTGAATCTTCCCTTCGCTTTGAAATTTACTCCACGTCTTTCCTACGTATTCTTCTACTTTTTGAAAAAATTCCAGATGTCTATAATTGTCAAAGACACCTCCGTATAATTGCTTGAATGTTAACTCTTTTGACTTGCCATAACTTACCCCATAAAGTTTCGCCATATGCGCGTGAATATCCACAGTGGGAAAATTATAATCGACGAGACGACAAGACAAACTAGGATGATAAGCGCTAATATCAATCTCGTAAAAGCTATCATTGCTTGGTATAAAAGCTTTCCTACATCCCGTTTCTTTATTAAGTGCTGCATAATTTACTCCTTTGAATTTATTACTTGGTCTTGTTGTTGTAGTTTTAAGGTTGTATTGAGTGTAAACCTTGGGTCCTGCTTCATCGTAAAAGTATTCTTTGAATCGCTCGGGTTGAATTTGTATTCCCATCCTTTCGATGGCGTTGAATACCACGGATACTCTATGGTTAAAGAATTCATCATAATCTGTTTTGGTTTTGTTTATATTATCTTTTAAATCCCAATACATTTGCTCACACATCTCATAGTGTTTAACAACTGGGATAAATGTATTTACTTTTGGGTTATCTTTATGTTTATAATTAAGTAATTCATGTGCTTTTGTGTATGGTCGTATATACGTAGTAGGAGGCACATTTATGTCGTAAAGAGCTTTGCTTGGGTAGTAATGTAACATCTCTTTTTTATCGCGACAAAACAAAATATCAAAATTATCTATTAATTGGTCTATACGCGTTTTTAACACACTTAAAGTTTCACTATGTGAAACGCATAACATATAGCCTTTACTTGCATTTATCGGTCTAATATACACCAAACTAACGCTATTTAACGTTGGGTGTATGTGGTCACTATAAGGGATAACCTCAATAAATGCTTGTTTAAAACCACTATTTAATAGAACATCTAACTGCTGTTCTTCTTCTACTAGCCAGTACATAATATAACCTAATTTGCCTTAAATATACGAAATGATTTAGTAACCTCCAATTATACTTGTAGGAGTAGACGTACTTCTTTCTTCTTCAGTTTCTTTTCTACAGAATTTAGCGAACCTATTATTAAAATAACTTACAAAACCAACCATTTTATTTCTTGTTTCGTATAATTTTACTATGTTTTTATTTGTATTATATACGTCCTCAAGATCACCTACTATTACCCAACTTATTTGTATTGGTGTATAGGTTTGCCATTGTACTTTTGCATTTTGATCATTAAACATTTGATATTGTTTAAAGTTTACTTCTATAAATTGTATTTCGTTGTTTTTTCTTAGGAAATATCTTTGAAATTCACCTACATTATAATCATTCTCTGTTGGTAAGTTTATCTCTTGTACTGGTTTTAATGGTGCATTTGTTGATTGTTTCCAATCTCTACCTATTGCATCATAGTAAGGATAATCTATATTATAAAATGAATAATTGCCATCTGGAGTTGATACTTTAAATTTATCTGCTATATAAACTGGGTTTTCATTATCTGAGTTAGGTGCAGCGTATAAACGTCTTACTTGGGTATCTTGAGGGGTTTTACCTGTATATGTTTCCCCTTTAGAGTTAATAAAATAATAACCAACATAAGGAGCCCCTCTGCTGTCAGTAAACTCATCTCCATTAGTATAGAGATTTGTTTTTACTTGGGATGACGGATAATATGGCATGTTATGGTAATTTAGTTATTTTTCCTTCTTTTAATTGTTGTTCAGCTATAGGTATTTGAGCTTTTCCAGATTTTTCAGGAGTTGCACCTACAGACATATGGAAATGTGCTCCACTTGCTATTGCTGTTGGGTTTCCATACTCATCTATATACCACCAATTTTTAGGTCCTACAAGGAAACTATTTAATACCATTTTACAAATATCTAAATTTTCTGCTGATGGATTATCTATAACAAAATCAACACCATTACCACTTTCATGTCTACTAGTGTATGATTTTGGTTTATTGTGGTGATATAAATCATTACCTCCTGTTAAAGTTATTCTCATTGTAGGGGATTTTTCTCTAATAGCTTTCATTACTGCTATAGTCATATTAGCTGCATCATTTGATATATCTCCTCCACTTGTTAATTCTCCTCTTGCTTCTTCTGTTTCAGGGTTAAGACCTATTGTATACCCTCCATTACCAGTTTGACCTGATCTTTTTTCTGTTATAAATCCACCTGTTGTTCCCATGTATTCTCTTACTCTAGCAGCATTTGGAGCAGGCCCAAAATATTCTTGTCTTCCTCCACCTCCACCACCTTGTGATCTTATGTAAGTATCTGCTGATGATTCTAAATCTTTAAATGAATAAGCACCTACAGCAAATGTTCTTGGTGTTGAAACAGTATCAATATTAGAATCCCATTTATTATCTGATATTGTATGATTGACAGTTTTAATTAAAAATTTAAATGTTTTTGGGTATTGAGATGGTAAAAATCCTTGTCTAACATTTATTTGATTATAAATTTTAACACCAGACATCCCTTCAAAGTTTATATTTAAACTTACTGGGATAAAACCTATAGTATTTGAAGGTACTAATCCTTTTGTTTTAGCGTAAATATAATTATTTAATGTGTCTACATATGCTTTAAAAGCATTTTTTCCATTGTTTATAATATTAGAGTTATATTGAAAATATGTTGCTTTAGATGGATCTGTTAATGTATCATCACTATCATTTGATCCAGCTACAAAATCTCCTCCAAAAACTCTAGTGAGATAAAATTGATAATTGTTTCCAAATCTTTCTAATAATTCTTCTTTAGTAAATTTTCCCTCACCTTCTTTTATTCTCTTAGCAATTCTTTTATCTGTAATCATTTGTATGTACTCACTCCATGTTACTGCTAATGCTTCTTTTCCATAAACAGAGTTAGCTGGTACTTCCCTTTGACCTGTAAACGATACACCTAAGGCTGTTGATGATCTATTTGCCATATAATAAGGGTCTACCGCTTCAGATAAATCAGGATTAGTTATGTTTGAAACATTATCTGTACCCCATGTTGGTTTTTTGTTCTCCTTACTTCTAAATAAATTTGTAGCTGAATTCCATATATCTGCTCCAAATTCTGCTACAGCGTCTACTGCATAACCTACATTTTCAACAGTTGTAAGAGCAACATCTGTGTAAGTTAAAATTAAATCTGAAGTAAAGGATTCAATATCATGATCTAATGAAGCAGATGCAAAAGCATCATATAAAACAACCCCTTCTTGTGCTGTTATTTCTCCATTTGGAATTATACCTAATTCAGTAGCCCTTTCAGATAATGCTATTTGATTTATAATAATAGCAGAAGTAGAAGGATCTATCATTTCTGTGTTAAATCTGTCAAATAAGCCTACATTCCATTTTGAAAATGCAGTCCCATCGTAATTTTTAGTACTTCCTCCATTAGCTGTTGCTCCTATAGTAATCATACTTGCTAATTCAGGAGTAATTGAAGTATCAAATGAAAAATCTTTAACAAAGTTTGATGTGTTATTTGCAGGATTAAAACCAAATAATTCAAATGAAGGGACTTCAAGCATTCTGCTTTTTAATCCAGGTATATTTTCTAATCCTGGTATAGGATTTTGTTCATTAATTGTGATTAAATTATCATCTTTTATAATAACTTCTAAATTATTTATACCACCTAAAGATTGATTAATTCCAGTACATATAGCACTTAAAAATTTAAATAAAGTAAGTTGGTTTTCTAATCCAACTGATTTTGTTGCTTTAGCAAGTTGTTGAGATACAAAATCATAATTAAGATATATATTTCTAATTTTTCCATAATTACAAGTAGTATTTGCACCTATAGGTTCTGCTACTGCAAATTCTTTAAATCGTTCCCATCCTGGGTCGAAATAAACATAACCTTCTGTTGATCTTGAATCTGAATCTGGTTTTGTGTTTGCTGTTAATGGTGGTTTAATTAAACATATTCTAGGATCTAAGGCTATTTGGTTTGGGTAAATAGCACAATATTCTTCACTACCCTCATCAAAATAAATCATTTCTTGAGCTTCACCATGCTCGTTTATTATTTTAGGAACAACAAATTCTTTTATTTTAGCTATTAAAGCTCCAAAAGTCATATAGTAATTATATCTATCTGTTGAAGCAGAAGAATCACCTTTTTCTGTCTTTTTTTCTTTAAAGAATAAAGATGGATTTAAATAATCACTATTTTTTTCATCCCATTTTCTATTTACTATGTCTGTAAACATAGCTTGGGATAAAGCTGTAGAGCCAGCATTTGTTACTATTGGTGATGAACCTAGTCCTTTTGGGAAAGTTGATCCACTTACTACACTTTTAATTTTATCTAAAGATAAAGCTGAAGACCTAGTGTCTACTTTAATTGATTCTATTACATCTCCAACAGAATACAAATCTATAGTAATATTATAGGTTCCATCAGGTTCAAAAGTCCAATTAAAATTAGTTACTTTACCATAAAAACCATCATAATTTCCATGATATAATCTTCTATATTTTTCAATGTTTTTTATCATTTGAAGTTGGGTAATATCTTGAGATGAGTTATTAAACCAAATATCTTCAATAATAGTATTACCCATTTCTAAAAGATTTTCACTATTGGTAGTGTACTTATCCCAACCCCATTCTATCATCATAGTATAACCTAATCTAAGATATACTAATTCTATCAATTCAAATTGAAATTTATTAAAACATTTTAATTCTACAGTACCTTTTCTAATAGAACCTCTATTTTGTGATTCTACTGAAAATGATATTAATCCAGGAGCTGGTACTAAACCTTGATTTGTACCTCCTAAACCATATGATCTACTACTATTCCATAAAGCATTTGAAGTTGCTACTCCTGATCTAAAATTATAATCCCCGTTTAGTCCAACATTTGTTTGTTCATTAAATTCTGTTGTTGGGTTTACTTGAGAAAGGGTATTAAATAATACTGTTTGTTTTGCTAACCTCATTCCTGTAAAGTTAGCTGTATCTTCAATGCCAATATTTTTTAATCTTTGTTCTCCAGGATTAACACTATCATCTATGTATTTACCTTGTTCTCTATTATAAACAGCTGGTGTTTGGTCTTGTAATACAGATACAGATGAAGCCATTTTTAACCAAGCATTTTTATTGTTGATTAATTGCATCTGCTGAGGAGTTCTAATGGAGTCTTTAGCATAACCAGCACCTAATAGTTTTTGTCTACTATTAATTTGGTTTAATACATATCCTTCAAATCTTTCTCCTACAATATTTCCCATAATTAGATAACTCCATTTATTGCATTATATTGACTTTCAATAGCTCCAATATTTGCAGGAATTCTAATTTGTTGGTTTAATGGTAAGTAATATGAATCTTGTTTTAAGTCTTCATTTGCAATAGATATAACCCACCAGTAATCAGAATTTCCGTAATATTGTAAAGCTAAAGTATCAAAACGATCTCCTTGTTCTGCATATACATAAGTGTCTTCTGGAGATAGAGGAATTCTAGGGTATTTAGTACCTACATAATTTCTAACTCCTGCTTCTTGGCTAGATTTAATTTTTCTAACTATTTTTCTTCTTGTATATCGTCCCATAGTTATTGTTTTTTAGGCATATAGTTTAAACTACCATTAGAAACATTTTCATTACCTGGTCCTCCATCATAGTTAGATCCTAATCCACCTTTTAAATTAATATACCTTTCTGGTCCGTAATCAGAGATAAATGTTCCTCCTCCTTCAATTTTACCTCCATTAAATGAATTTCTTTGTACTCTAGGAACAAAGTCATGAATTGGAATAAATGTAAACCCTGTTACATTAATAATCATAGGCATTTCTTGTACACTTGGATCTGAGTTTATTTCTCTTGCTCTATCTCCTGTACCTATAGATGTTAAATTATTGGCATCAGTTATTCCAATTTCCCATGGAGATTCTCCAGGCACATCTAAAGTTATACCTTGCATAATTCCAATTTGTTCTTGGAACCAACCTCCTACAGATAATGATATTAAATTACCTCTCATATATCCAACATCTGAAAAATCACCCGCACATACTGAAGCTAAATAATTTAATTTTTGGTACATTGGTATTAATTCTTGTTTTGATTGTGCTGCTACTGTCCAATCTAATGAAAGTGTTCTACCAAACCCACTATATGTATAAAACTCTTCAGATCTACCCATAAATTTATGAGGTTCCCAATTTGAAGTATAAGCATCACTCATTCCATTAATTAATGCTCTAAAATGAATATACGTTTTTTCAAGTGGATTATTATTATTTATAACTCCAATTCTAAATTTTACAAAATCATTTTTATCATTATTCCCAGTTACTGAGTTTGATCTGTATAAAGGAAAAGCATTAACTTTATCTACAGCAGCTAAATAAGATGAATTAGCACTTACTGAACCTGATATTGGTGCATTGATGTCTCTTTTACCTATAGTATAACTTGATATATTTCCTCTTTTACCAGGATTACCTAGATTTACTCTTTGTTCAAATTGTTTTCCAGGTGTCCAAGCTAAAGTTGCAGGTCTAGTTTGACTTGAACCTAAAGTTTCTTGGAAATTAGGATTAGTTAAATGTGATCCACCTTGGCTATTAGGTACTCTTGGAGTTGTTGCACCTGGGATTAAAGGAATTGGATTACTATATCCAAATAGACCAGTACCTAATAAATTTGTTAATCTAGCATTAATCCATGTTGTTTGAGCATTCAATGGATCACTTGACACATTAAATAATTCATTATAAGATAATGCTGATTTACCTACACTAGTACTAATTCCACTACCATAAAAACCAATATCATCCGGTTTAAATGTTGTTCTACTATTAATTGGAATTTGTGTTTTACCTACACCTAAAGTGGATCCAGGTCCTCCCGAATATGTTAGTATATTTTGTTCTTGTGGAGCTACTAAACTAGCTATTTTTGTATCTAATAAATTTGTTAATCTACTTCTTAATTGCCCATCAGGAGCTATTGTACGTAAATAAGTTGGAAATGCTAATGGTTGGTTTCTATTTGAACTAAAACCAAAGTTTTTAGGTCCATCAGGGTTTAAATTATCAAATGGATTATAACCTTGTTTTGGTACGTGCATTCCTACTGCGTTAGTACCTGCTTGAATAATTGCTTCTAAAGGAGTATAAACTCCTTGGTTCATTACTAATTTTGCTGGGTCTGCAAATCCAGCTTCACCATTAACATTTACTAATGATAATACATTTTGTTTTGCTATAAATAAAGGTCCGGATGGTGATTTAAAGTCAAAAAACATTTGTGACAATCTAGACACATCATTACCAATTCTTCTAGGCAATAAAGTTCCCCCACGTAATAAAAAGTCAGGCCCTCCTGTTCTTCCTACATCGTCTAGATCTTTAGGAATTGACCTAGTTACATAAGGTTGATTACTATTACCACCACCTACTGTATCTTTGCCATACCTTAAAGACTTAAGGTTAGTTGTCATTGTAACTAATGGCATGTTATATTAGTTTGGCAGATTATTTAAATACTTGTCTTGTTCTCCAACATTTCTTTCTAATACAGATGGTTGAGGTAACACTCCATTTTCTGGTTTTACACTCATTGCATCAGGATCTCCTATAGTAGAATATTCTTTATGCAAAGTAGATTGTTGAAAATTAGGAATATTAGGTGTACCACCATTTAAACTAGATAGTTGAGATCCACCGTTCTTTAATTTATTTAATAAACTATTGCTCATGATTAAAATTTTTAATTAATTAATTTATTATAAATATTAGAGGAATCGAAATTAATTATCCTACTGATACCATAAATGGAGTCATTGGTTTTTGTTTTGATAAGTTTTTATCAATATTTGATAATATAGCTTCCATTTTAGAATTATCTACATTTATTTCTTTATTTAAAGGTATTACTGCTTCAGGACCTGCTTCACCAATTATAGCATTAGTTGGGCCTGTTACTATTCCACCTTTTGCAAATGCTGTAGGTACTCCTGCCATTTGTAAACCTTTACCCATCCAATTATCATCTTGTAACCTTTGTCCAGAAGCTTTAGTTGCAGAAAAATCAACTCCTTCTGAAAATGATCCTCCTTCTAACATGCTACCTACTCCTCCAACTACTGAACCTATTGAATCACCTATTAAATTACCTACAAAACTTGCGGCATCAAGCAATGGTTTTACTAATGCAACAATTTTTCCAAGAAGACCAAATAACATTACAAAAACATCTAATATAGGCATTAAAGGTTCTATTAATGAAACAAATACTTCATTTAATTTATCCATAGTTGCTGTTAATCTATCAGCCATTCCTACTTGTTTTTTTAATCCTTCAAATCCTTGATCAGCCATTTCTTTTTGAGCTTGAGCTAAACCTACTTCTGCTATTCTAGCATTCAATAGTCTTTCTTGTTCTTCTGCTTCTTCTCCTGTTGATCCAGCTAATTGTTCTTGTACAAATAAAGTATTTGCTAGTTCTTCTCTAGACATACCAACAGATTTAGCTAATGCTTCTTGTTGGATTCTATTCATTTCAGCAAACTCAGCTGATGTACCTGCTTGTTCTGCTATTTCTTGGGCTAAAGTAGCTAAATCATTATTTAGGGCTGCTTGTCTTGCTTTTTCTAAATTAATATTTTTACCTAATAATAATTCTGCTTCTAATTCATTTTTAATACTTTCTTCAAAATTCATTAATCCACTAGCAATACCTTCTAATTGCTCCATTTCCATGCCTAGAGCTTTAGTTACAGCTAATGCTTCACCTAATAATTTTGGATTTTTTCCTAATGATAATGTTGTTGCAGCTGATAAATTTGATATATCTTTAGATAAAGTTTTAGTATTAACCATTACTCCATTTTGAACTCCAGCTGCCTTAGCAGCAGCCATAAATTCACCAGTAATGTCTTCCATGTTATCATCTGTGGTTAAAGCTAATTTAGCTAACCCCATCATTTCTTCATTGGTAAACCCAGCCATTTCTCTTAACTGTGTCATAGAAGTTAAAAGTTCACCAACTAATTTAGTACCTGAAGTTCCTAGTTCCTTATTTAATTCTACAAATGACTCTACTAATTTTTTACCTGTAACAAAATTTTCACCAGAAGAATTGGCTATACTTTGCATTTCAGCTCTTAGTTTTTGAGCTTCTTTGTAGGTCATATTCATGTTTTTAGCCATGTCAGCAGTCTGTTTATCTAATGCTATTATTTCTGCTAATATAGCTAATGGACCTAATAATTTTTTAAGTGCTGGACCTAGCGCTTTAAGTCCCTTTATTAATGGGTTTAATTTTTTAGTTGCTTTTTCAATCCCTTCTAATCCTCCTGCTCCTTTTATTTTAGCTGCTGCCCCTACTCCTTGTCCCATGTTACCTAGACCAGCTTTTTCCATAAGGTCCTTAGTAAGGCCTTTTCCAAATCCTTTATCACCTGCTTCTCCAGCTGTGGCTTTTGAGATTATATTTTTTTCTTCATCACTTAAAGCACCTAAATCAGCATTTTCTAACCCAAAATTCTTCGTAAGTTCTCTACCTTCTATATTGTCTGCTACAGCTTCTCTAGCCGCTTGAGCTGCATCATTTAATTCTCCAACAAAATCACCTAAACCTACTTTATCTGCTATACCAGCTAAACCTGAAAATGATCTAACACTTAAATTGCCTTGTATTTCTTTGGAAATGTCTTGATTTTTCTGGTTTACCTTTAATAATTCTTCAGCTGTTTTTACTCTTTGTTTTATTGTAGCATTAATTTGTGCTTGAAGTTTTTTATCTGTAGTAAGTTCAGCTCCTGACTTTTGCATCAAGACTACTCTATCCCTTTCTAATTGTACTCTTTGTTTAGCTAAATCTTGACTAGCTTTAGCATTACCTAATTGTTTTATATCAAAAGCAAAAGCATCATTAACTTGCTTTGTTATACGTCTATCAATACTAAGGATTTCTGATTTTGCAGCTTGTACTAATTTAAGACTTTTTAGGTTTTCCCTTAATAAGGAGCTAAAATCATCACTATTAGCTACATCAGCTCTAGAAATTTGAGATGATTGTTTATCATACTCTAATTCTAACTTTTTAAGTCTAGTAATTTCTTTCTGTCTTTTTAATTCCTCTGGGGTAGCCATAAATAGGTTTTATTATAAATATTATTACTTATAACTTGTTTTACCTTTATATGGCTTACTAGCTTCAGTAAATGCTGGTACATTTACTTTACCATCAGAGCTTACTAAGGATTTTTTACCTTGATTTTTACGTCTTTCCATAGCTTCCTTGTGTTGTCTTTGTTGGTCATCAAAATGGTCTTGGATTTCTTTAAAAGTAAATTTCCTTAACCAAATAGGCATATTGTAAACAGTGTGATAATCAAATCCACCATTTCCATGGAATACTATATCATGAATATCTTTAAAAAGTTTCTTCCTGGCTAGGGGTGCGGTCTTAGATGTCAGGCCAAAAAAAGTTAAGTCCTATAGGGACTGTTACCTCCTCTCCACTCTCAAGAACATAATTCATATTAACATCGGGTTGTGTGTTTTTTACGTGTTCTCGAAATGCCCTAGAATCTCTAGCTAATAAATAATTATCTACAAATTCCCTAATATCTTTTTTCTCATCCTTTCCATCTACTGATGTAATCATATGTTTTAATCTAGTAGTAAGTGCAGGATTTGATTCTTTATTAATCTTTTTTAATCCAGCTAATTCTCTATCAATAGCTTTTTCGTCTTTTCCTGTTAGAATTTTATATGTTAGAACAGTACCTGTTGATTCTATTTTATAAGTAAATTCATTTTGACCTTGTTCTAAACCTTTGGTATCAAATTCTTTATTATTTAACTCAGTTAAATCGATTTTATGTTCTACACCATTAATACTTACTTCATAATATTTACCATAACCTAAAATTCTAGATACAATAAATACTGCATTTTTGTCTCCAACAATTAAATCATCAATTTTTACTCCTTCAGTAACAATCAATGAATTTAATAGTTTATCTAAAACAATACCTTTTTGAATATAAGATTGGTTAGAAAGAATATCTTCTTCTCTAGCAGTCATATATTTAATTTCTATTTTACCCTTAGATAAAGGATGATCTTTAGGGTATACTATACCTTTTGAGGGTAAATCAATAGTTTCCGTTGGAAATTTAAAATCGCTCATATAATCTTTATTTAGTTTATAACGTTGTTTCTAGTTATACATATTAATGTAAAAAAAAAGCTTGGCAAAGCCAAGCTATTTTTAAAAATATGTTGAAATTTTCTTAGAAATTTAAAATACAATAATCTGGTTGTACTTCTAAACTAATTTCTTGAGCAGCATTTTCAGTATCCCAATTGAAATCTCCAAAATCAGCTGAAGTGATTAAAGCACCTTTAATAATCCATTCAGATACGATATCTCCTACAGGTCCTAATACATCTAATGTAAGATCTTTCTTATAGAAATCACTATAACCATCTCTACCTGTTACTGATTCGTGGTGTAATCTAACCCATTCCATTACTGCTTGTGCACCTGATGGAGTTATTGGATCAAATAACGTCATTGATATTGGGTTCCAAGTAGATTTACCTTTAACAAATCTCTGAACGTTAATATGATTTAAAGCTACTGTACCTTGGTTTAATGTTACAGCTCCCATACCTTTAATTTGGTATGATGGGATTCCATCTACATAAAGAATAAATCTATTCTTTTGCTTTGGCTCAAAAGCTGTGAAAAATATTTCGTTTGGGTCTAATACTGCCATTTTATTATTTTATTTATTTTATTATAAATATTCTATTTTCTAGTTTTTATGATGGAAACGTTGCTCCAGTTGGTAAAACATTGAAATCTAATATAATGAATTCAGCTGTTTTAGTTGGTTGTAGGTAAATTTGTCCTACTAACTCGTTTCTATCTATCACATCTGGTGTGTTGTTTGTAGCATCCATTACAACTTTAAACGCGTATAATCCTTGTCTTTGTTGTACTGATTCTAAGTATGGATTAACTTGTGCTAAGAAATTATTTCTTGTGCTGATTGTATTTTGTTCAAATACTAAGTTATCTGATACTTGTACTATATAAGATTTTAATGCTATTAACAATCTACGTACATTTACTCTATCTAAAGCACTTGCTCTTTTCTGTAATGTTTTCTGACCAAATACTACAACTCCACTTCCTGGGAATGTTGCGATTGGGTTAACATTTGCTTCATATAAAGAATCTCTGTTACCTGATGTTAATTTTCTTTCTGCTTTAACTACGTTACCTAACGCACCTCTAACTAGACCTGCTGGTGCGAACCATGGGTCTGAAGAAGCATCTGTAAATGCGTATACACCTGGTATAAACACAGAAGCTGGTGACCAAACATATTGTGCGTTTGCATCAATTGATTGTAACCAAGGCCAATATGTTGCTGCATAAGAACTATCAAATGCTGACGCTTGTGTTACTACAGTATTTACTGTACTGTTGTAAGGTACTAAATCAACTACTGCTATACAGTCAGTTCTTGATTCTGCTAAACTTACCATCTGTGATACTACTGAAGAGTGATCAGATAATGAATTAATTAATCCAGGAGCTGATATTACATTAAAGCTGTAAGCATCGGTATTTGATAATAAATTTAATGATTGTGTATACTCTGCTGCAATTAATCCTTGAATGTTTGTATTCGTGATATTTTCATTAAATTTCACAGGTGAATTATCGGAATTAACATTTGTACCGTTTCCACCTTGGAATGAACCTGATCCTATTACTGGTATACTACTAGTATATTCACTTTTAGCTGCTCCATTATTATCAAAGTAATCTGGAGTTGGTGAATTAACTGCATTTACAAATACGTAAGCACTGCTATTTGGATATTCACCATTTGATTTTACATAATAATCAACACCATCTTGTTCTACTGTATAGTAAGTATTACCAATAACTTTTGCTACATAATTTGCAGCTGTTGGGTCCATTGATAAGTTATTATATTGTTCTAATACTGCTTTTTGTGAATTTGTATCATTACCACGTCTAATTGACAATGAAAATTGACCTGATCCTGTATTAGCACCTGTAATTTCCCATCTTACGTTATTTCTAGTACCATTTGTTAATGTACCATTTGCACCATCTACTCCTGATTGGTAATTATTCATTACAGCACCTTCAGAAATAGTTTTTAATGAAAATGCATCTTGTCCTACTATATCACCAACTTTTAATACTATTGTACAAGTACCTGATCCACCTGCTTCTGAACCTTGGAATGTAAGAGTTTCACCTGCTGCATATCCTGCTCCTGCTGAAAATACAATGCTTGAAATTACATTATTTGCATCAATTGTAAATACACCTGCTGCACTGTTACTTCCACCACCACCGGTTACAGTTCCTAATGCATGTGTTCCTGCTACTGCACCTGTGATACCATTTGTACCTATTGAAGCACTTACATTAACGTTAGTTTTAAGAGTTCCTGCTGTTCCTTCTAAATTATTTGCAATTGAAGAAGAAGCTTCAGACCATCCTGCTGATCCACTAACTACTCTTACGACTAATAATGATTCGCCGCCTTGTTGGAAATAATTTGATGCTGCTGCTGAGTTTAGGTATGAGTAATATCGTGAGCCACTTTCTACTGACCCTCCGAATATAGCTTCGTATTGCGAGAATGAAGATACCGCTGTTGGAATACCAACTGGACCTTGAATAGCTGGTCCAATTATTGCTGCTCCAAATGTAATTGGTGCAGACCCAATAAAGGATTGATCATTTTCTCTTGCTAATACACCTGGAGATATTAATGTTTCTGCCATTGTCTTATATTATATTTAATATTGTTTTATTATAAATATTAGAAAATATTTCAAAAATTTATTCTGCTGCGGTAAACTCTCCTTTTTCTAAATTGATATTACCATCACCATACTTTTCTTGTAACTCTTGACCAAATTTTGTTTGGTCCTCAGTTAACTTTTGGAATTTTTCTAATAAATCCTCTTTTTGCCTTTCTAAGGCATCAATTCTTAATTCTGTTGCTCCTACCTGTACTACAATTTCATTGTTTCTAGATTGGAAATCTTCTAAAATTTGCAACTCGCTTTCTGATAACTTTTTACTAGCCATAATTTTTTGGTTTTTAATTTATTATAAATATGTTATTGTTTTCTAAAATTAATCTCTACTTCTATGGTCTGTTGTAGGGTTTTGAGTAGGAATACCTGCTGTTTCTATATTGCTAACTGTTTCTACACCAATAGTAACTTTTGCTTTTGAATTATATTTTTTAGTTGATGCTAAGTCTTTCTGAATTGTATCAGGAATTAGGTATCCACGTAATCTAATATTAAAGGTTCCAGTAACTAATCTATCTTTATTAACTGTTAATTCAGTTGCAGTAGTAAAACTATCTATAAAAGATCTAAACATAAATCTTTCAGGATTTCCCCAATATGCATCTGATCCATATTCACATGCTTCAATTATTTTGTTTAATTGTTCCATGTAATAAGTTTGAACTAAACAACTATATTCCATAGTAACATAGTCTGGTTGTGCTACAGCATGAAAAGTTTCAACTGGTATTCTATTATTTAATGTAGCAAAATTACTATAAACATTCTTTTGGCTAAATTGTTTAGAAAATACACCATATAAATTAGGCATATTTGCATCTAATTTATTTGCAACTGTTCTATCTTTTGTAATTGTATCTCTTTTAATTACAATAATAGGTAACATAATAGCACCTTTTTTATCTCTATAGTACCCATCTCTTTGAAATGATTTCCATCTCTCAGGAGCACCATATATTACTGGTACTTCTCTTCTTGCACCATTTTGATAAACAAAAGGTTTAATTTTATTTTCAAAATAATAAAATACTGCTTCATCAATATCTTTAACACCTACAGAAAATTGTTTAGTATCATCATCTCTAAAGCTCATTTGAGCTGATCTGTTATGTTGAATACCTGTTTCTGAGTAATTAGGATTATTTGGGATAACAGCATCATTAGGATTAGTCTGTATTCCTTCTCTATCTCTACCTTTAAACGCAGTATGTTTACTTGTGCTTAAAGTTAATTGTGATTTAGGTATTGGTTTTCTTGGTTTTGCCATTAGAATCTTTCTTGATATGGTGAAATAGCTACTTTATCAGCAGGTATATAATAAGTTGATACTAAAATTGAAACATTATTTCCAAATTCTTCTAACCCAGGATTAAGTGGATTAAGTTCTCCATCTGAATCATTATTAGGGTAATCTGGGTTTTTACCTCCCCAATATTGGTTTGCTACTGTACTTTGTACTCCATAATATGCTTCTTCATACAGTATAATATCTCCTACTCTAGGAACAATATCTTTTTCTACTAAATCATCTCTTAAAAGATAAAATTCAATAGGTTGATCAAATTGTACACCTTCAATTCCTAAAGCATAATCCTGGTTTGATCTATTTATTAAACAATTAAATAAATAAGGACCATTATAATATTTTTCTTCAGCTGCTTCACCGTAAATATTAACTTTGGTTTCTTCTAACTGAAATTGGTAAAAGGCACATTGTTGGGTTATAATATTACCCATCAATTCTCTATTTAGGTTTCTCATAAGAGACCAGTCCCTTTTTCTAGTAAACATTGCCATATTACGCTATATATATTGTGTAGGGCACTTGTTGTAACTCAACCATCTTTGATTCAGCTTCAGATGCTCTTCTATTTAACAATGATTGTCTTGATGTTTCATCAAGATATGTTCTTAATCTATCTATTAATGCTGCTTTTTCAGCTGTTGCAGCTGATATTAAATCTCCCTGATTTAAATTAACTTCAGCATTAGGTATTGGAATACTACTATATTTTCCTCTTACATATCCTAACATTTCTTTTGCTAATGCTAATGTGTATTCAAATATCCATTGTCTACCAACTGAGTTGATAAATTCATATGTTGGGTTTTCATATGGTGCATTTGATACATTAGTAACTCGAGTTGGAGTTTGTCTTACTGCACTATTTATTCTTTCATCTCTTAAAATATAATCAAACCATAAAGTTCCACCACCACATATTGCTGTAATATCTGATTCTTTTAATGTAAATTTTAATTCTCCCGTTGTGTTACTTATATCACCACTTGAACCATCTATAGTAGCTGCTGATACTGTAATTACATCACCTGCTGTATATCCACTACCTGATTCCATTACTTTACAAGCATAAGTATCATTTGTACCTTGTGATCCTATAATTACAAATTTAGCACCACTACCAGCACCTGTTCCAGCTGTTAAATCAATTAAAGATGAAGTAACATCTGCTGCAAATGTAATATTTGGTGTTAATGATGAAGATAAGTTATTACCTATAACTAAAGATGACCCTGAAGGGTAAGTATCATTAAAATTAGGGATTGGGAATATTCTTAATTTATCATCTTGAATTCTAAATGAATAATTAGACATTCTAACCATTTCATTCATTTCAATTTGTTGTATTACTTGTAAGTCATAATTTAATGGGGCCATTAAATAACCCATTCCTTGACCAAATCCTCCAAATCCAACAATACCAGCTGCTACTGCTCCTCCAAATCCAAATCCATTATAAGGATCTAAATATCTTGCTGATGCTGGGAATTTTGGTTCATAGTATACTTTTTTAACTTCAATTCCATGAATATATTCTGAACCTGTTAATCCACTACCTGTCATAAAAGTTTGGAAATCATAGTCTTGAACACTAGATGTTAATGTAAATGAACCTGAATAGTAAGGTACATTCCCACCACTACCTGCTTCTTCACCATATTGTTCTGTTAATCTTACAATTGGTTCAAAACTTGGTGTTATTAATGCTTGATTTAAACTAGATCCAGTTGTTATACCTTCAAGTGATAATTGATTATCACGTATTTTATATGCGTATAATTCATTACCATATGTAGTTACAGCTTCTTCAAATGCCGTAAAAAACGAACTTGATTGTAATTCAACATCTACTAAAGGATAACCTAATCTAGAAGCACAGAATTTTGTAACTTTTATAGCGTCAGCTTGAAATGTTGCATCTGAATTATAGAATCCAAATGGTACTGATTTATCATTCCAAATTGGACATCCATCATAAATAGGTACATTCATAATTGAGTATTTTATTATAAATATGAGAAAAAAAAGCCCGAACGTGAGTTCGGGCTAATTTTACTAACTAAGAGTTAATCTCTGATTATAGTGTGTTTAATCCTGAGATGTTGATAGTACCATAAAATTCTGGTCTTACCATTTTCTTAGCTTATCTAGTTAACAATCCTTTTCTTGGAGTGAAAGTATTTGGATCGTATACTAGTGGAGTCATGATTAACGGAATGTACGGAGCAAATACAGCACCACTTTCTAGGAACTGAGAACCTCTAAATCCTAATAAGATTTTGTTTTCAGTCATGTAAGGGTTTTTGTATACTTTGTATCTACCGTTGATAGATCCAACTTTTTGTACACCAAAAGCGTAGCTTGCTTTAGCAGCATCACCATCTGAATCAGCAGCAAATCCTGGAATACTTTCTAAGATTGTACCTACAGTTGGAGAACATACTAAGAAGTTAGCACCACCTCTTAAAGTTTTCTGGTGGATGATGTTACTTAGTTTTTGGATTTTAGTTCCTAAAGTTTGGAACCATTGTCCTTGGCTATTATAGAATCCTAAGTCAGAAATTGCACCAGCACTGTCAATTGAAGTGTTGTTTACAGCTGACCAGTTTTCAGTTCCAGCTCCTGCTCCTTCGATTAACATAGAAAGAATTTCTAAGTCAATTTCTAATGAGATATACTCACTAAGGATAGAAGTTAATTCTGCCTCAGCATCTAATGCATGGTATGCATTTAAATCCTGTGCGAATTCTGGAGTCCATACAGCTTTAAGTTTTCTAGTTTTAGCAACGATTGCAGATGATTTCATCTGAATGTTGATTTCTGGAATAACTTGTGGAGGGCAACATCCGCTATTTCCATTCGAACCTGAGTCGTTCCAAGCGTTTGGTTGGCTGTTTCCAGCTTCAAAATCACCTCTGTATCTGTCAGTTGGTTGGATTTGGAATAAGATAGATTGTGCTTCTCCTACGTCACCTGAAGTACTTGGGAACTCAGTCGCAAGTGCTAAAAAGTTAACGTTAGTAGAATCTACAGTTGTGAAAGCAGATAATTGCTTACCAGCAGATCCTGTTACTACTAAGTCAGCAGGAACTCTCTCCGCTGCTGAACCTGAGAATAATTGGAATCCTTGAACACCTGCAAAATCACCATTACCCATTCCTGTCTTAGCAAAGCTTAATTTGAAGTAATCTCCAAATGAAGATGAGTAATCAGAATCGTAATTAAAGTCAGCCCATGTAGCTACTGCTTTAGCAGCAACGTTTACTTGAGATGAAGTGTTTTGTACAGAATATCCGAATCTTCCTGCACCGTAAAGACCACCTGAGTTTGTGTTACCAAATGGTTCAGTTACTCCTGCTTCGCTATCTCCATATAATGAAGAACCTGCAGCGAAAGGAGATTTGTTATTTCCGTATTGGAAATCTAGGTAAAATACTAGACCAGAAGGTAAGTTCATTGGTTGAACGCTAACAAATTCTTTTGCTGCGATTTGACCAAATACTTTTCTTACTAATGGTAAAGCAACTCCAGCCCATTGACCACCGATGTTAACAGCAGTTTGGCTTGAGAATGTACCTGAAGACGCAGCACCTCCACCAGTTTGTGAAGATTCTACTACAAGTTGTTTAGCTTGGTTTTCTAAAATAATACCCATGTTGTTTTTGTGAGTACCATTTAAACCTTCTAAAAGACCTGTTTTTTCCCATTTACCAGCTAATTTAGCAGCATCACTCTGTAGTGATTGGTAAGGGTTTGCGCTTTCTAAAAGAGTATTTAAGCTCATAATAAATAGTTTAAATTGTTAATAATAATTTTAAATTAATCCCGCTAGCTTACGCATACGGTTGTAAACGTCATTTGATTCAATGATAGGCTGTTTTGTGTTTGACGTCGCTGTTGGTTCTAAACCACTAGCTTTCGATGCAGACCCTAAGTTTCTTGATTCATTAATAGACTTGTCTACAAGACCAGTTTGTAATGTTTCGAAAATAGTTTTTGCTTGTTTAACATCCTTAGCATTATCAAATGCTTTTAATACCTTAACTTTTTTACTTTCAGTTAAGTTTTTTGCTTTGAAAATTTTGTTTGTGTAAAGTAACTTAGCATTTAAAAGGTTAACTTCTTGAAGTTCTTTTTTAAGCTCCTGGATTTCATCCATTGCTTCTTTGAATCTCATTTTTTCAGTCTCTTTTTCGATTTTAGTGTCATCTTTGTCACCATCCTCGTTTCCAGGACCTTTTTCACCTTTTACTCGAGATTTTCTTTCGTCAATCTCTTCTTTTGCTTCATCAACTTTTTCACTCTCATCCATTTCGTCTTTTTCTTCGCTAATTTCTACGTCTACGTCTACATCGTCTTCAACTTCTACGTCTTCAACGTCTTCAACTTCAACTTCGTCTTCAACGAATTCATCGCCTGGCTCAATTTCACCATCAGCGACCATGTCTTTAATGACATCCTCGATAAATCCTTTAAGGTCGTCTTCTGACATATCTTCAAGATCGATTTCTTCGTCATCCATCTTGTCTTCCATGTCTTCTTTTTCGTCCTTCATACCATCTAAATATCCTTCTTCTTCAGCGTCAGTTCTAGCATCTTCCTTAACTTCTTCTTTGTCGTCAGCTTTTTTAGCTTCTTCCATTTTGTCGTCTTCGTCTTTTGCTTCTTTAACTTCTTCTTTAGAATCTTTTTCTTCAGATAGATCTTTGGAATCTTCGAGTTCAGCTAATAATTCGTCAAGATCAATTTCTTCATCAACTTCTTCTTTTTCTTCTTGCACTGTAGATTGACCTACTTTTTTAGGTGCAAGATCTTTTAAAGAATCACCTGCTGGAGAATTTTTTCTTTCGAAACTAGGAGCATCCATTTCTTCAACTTTGTCCTCTTTTTCTTCTTTTACATCCTCATCTTTGTCCATTTCTTCTAACTTTGCAGCTAGCATAGATTTTAAATGTGGAGTGAAAGCTTCTTCAAGAGCAAGTTTGGCGTTTGCGATTGCAGTTTCCTTAACGGCTTTAGCATCAGCAATTGCCTCTTTTAGCAAATCTCTGTTTGTTGCCATAATCCCAAAATTTAGTTTGTGAAATACGCTTATTCATGAAGCGTAATAGAAAATTATTAATAGTCTAACATCATATAAGATAATCATGATGTATTACGATTATACGTATATGGAAATATCTTAAAATTACACTATTGGACAAGAACCTTTAGAACAAAGGATCTCAGTAACTATTTGGTTAACTCTTGTATAGTCGTAATTAACCATTTCTTTTCCTTCTTTGATAGTATGCATATAAGAACCTGGGTTAGATGGTGTTGAAACAAAATCCCAACATAATAATTCGAAGTCATCTTGTACTTCCATTACACCACCCATATCTTGTAATGAACCCATTCCTCTTGATGATACACCTACTGTAACACCATGATTAATTAATTCTCTAAGTATGTTTCCTGAAGGTGTAGGTAAAATTTCTATTTTACCCATTACATTATCTCCATCCCACCAAAAATCTGATATTAAGTGAGATACATTTTTTAAGTTTACAACCGAAGATTCAGGATGATCTAATTCACCCATTGAACGTCTTTGTTCAATAAGTTCCTTATATTTTTCCATTTCTCTATTCCATAATTCTTTGGCGTAATATCTACCATTACCATTTTTAACTTCAGCAGTAGCTAAAATCCCTTCAACTAATAAATTACCATTTTCATGTACTGATTCCTTTAGTTGTTGTGGTGACGCCTTAAACGCGTGCGTTTCAATTAGTAATGTCTTCATAAAATAACTTGATTAGTCTTTATAATTGCCTACGTAATCACGATTAATTGCTCCAGCAATTTTTTCTGCATCTTCTCTTGATTTACCTTGATCCATGATTTTATCAACAACACTATCAAATGATTCATCAACTTCTTCAGTTTCGTCTACCATTTCTTTTTTAGAGTATTTTTTACCACAAGATTTTTCGTAAATTTTTTCCATTTTAGCTTTTCTTTTTTCTAAAAGCTTAATTTCTTTTGTCATTTCTTTTAACTTGCCTTTATCAACTAATTCTTTAAGATTTTCATCTTCATTAATTGAATTTACTCTATCAACTTTTTCAGCAATAAAATCATGTAAGAAATTTAATTGAGCTTCTAATTTAACAGCTTCAGCTTCTTTGCCTATTTCAGCTAATTTAGTTTCAATTGATTCTTTTTTAGGTTTTTTCTTTTTCATGTTAGCTTTAATTGCTTTATCTTTAGCAGCCAAATAATCATCTGAATCAATATCTCCATCACCGTCATGATCTTTTTTCTCTTCAATACCTGCTGCTTCTTGAGAAGATTCTATTGCTTCTTGTCTAGCTTCATCAAATTTATCTTCGTTAATTTCATTCACGAATTCATCTAATGAATTAGGTTTTTCAGTTAAACCATTTTCCTCTAACATTTTATTAATTACTTCACCAGACATTGCAGCAAAGCTATTTGGGTTACCTGATGTTGATACACCAGTAAAATGTTCTTTAAGTGTTTTTTTAATTTTTTCTTCAACAGATTCTTTTACTACTTCCATTTGGTTATCAACTTCACCTAAACCAGGAGCTGATTCTTGGTATCCTAATCCTTCAACACCAAATTGACCATTTTTAACATAATGCATAGAATCTTTAGCTAAATTTTCAATTACTTTGGATTGAGCTTCTTCTAAAGTTAAGTTTGGATCGTTTTTAATTTCACAATATACCCCATTCATCATTTCTTGAGCATTAACATTATTAATGTTATCTACTTTAGGTGAATAATCATAGTTATGTGATGCTACATTTTCAACACCATCTGATAATTTATAAGATCCAGCTAATTTGTTATCCATTTCAAATTTATACTTAGGATCTGCTGATACTTTTTCTTCTTGTTCCTTAGTATTAACTTTCATATCATTATTAACGATAGGATTTAAACTTTTATCTCCTGCTTCATTAATGTAGTTAAAATATTTAGCTTCCCAACCTTCTTTTTCAGTTGGTTCTATAGTATTTAATGGTTTTAAATCAACATAATTTTCAGTAATTAACCTATCAGTTAATTCTTTATGTAATTGTTCTGCTGTTTTCTTCATCTTATTTAGTTTTCTAATAGTGTTTTAATATCTTTTATATAATCTTTAATTAAATCCGTTCCAACAACTACAGAATAGCTTTTAGGCTCTTCTCTGTAATATTTAATTGTTTCTATTTTTCCTTGTCTTAATGGTTTAATTAAAGACTTTAATTCGTTTTCAATTTCATCAAACGCATCAATTCTGCTTTGTTGAAATTTTTCTAATTTATCTTCTTCTTCTCTAATATTCATATTATACGTATTAAAAAAGTTTGTTTACTTCGAGTCCTGAGCCTTTTTGTACATAAGTACCATTTTTAGTTTTAGGAACTAGTTTATATTTAAACTGTTTTACATACGCACTATCTGTAACTCCATCAGGACCTGCCTTAGGGCCTGGACCTAATGTTGCTCCTACTCCTTCTTTTACCGGTTTTACTCTGTCGCTAGGAAATCTTTTAACTGTACTACCATCAAATCTTACTGTTGTTTTATCACCTTCTACTTTTTCAACTGAACCAGTACCATACATTTTACCATCTTTATCATAAACATGTACTAATTGTAATGCTTCTTTAATTTCTTTCTTTTTCTTTTTTTTAGGTAATCTAAAAGCATATGGAGTTAAATAAGCACCAGCCGCACCTGACATAGAAGCTTCGTCTACATTTTCATTAAGATATTTACTTATTCTTCTTATAGCATAATCATCACCATAATTACCTGCCATCCAATTATTATGGATATAGTAAATTACATCTTCAAATCTTTCTGGGTTTAATCTAGATCCTGCTTTTATTAGATCTTCCATGTTTTTATCAAACCCATCATCTAATTCATCAAATGCTTCTTCTACAGTACCAACTTTTTTTAATAAATTTAGTGCTTGTTTAATTTGTGGGTTATTAATAATAGTATCACTTTCTCCATCTAATATTTCATCACTAATATCTAACATAGTATCAGCAAATGTTGGAGCATCTTTAATATAATTTTTAGCTTTTACCTGAGTACCAGGAGCTAGATCTACAACATCTACTTCATTTATACCTACTATATTTTTATATTCGTCTGGGTATTCGTTTCTAAGATGTGTTCTAATTGCATTTCTTAATTTACGAGCAGTTTCGTAAAATTCTCTAAATTTCTTATCATCTTTAGTTTTAGTATAAACTCTTTTAGCTACATTAACTAGATCATCCATTTCATCATATAACTTATCAAATCCAGGTAATTGATCAATTCTCCAAGATACTGCACCGGTTTCACTGTCAATTTTAGTAATGGTAGATTTTCTTGTTCCATCATCACTATACATGACTTGCCCAACCTCAAATCCTTCTCCTGGTTTGCGCTTTAGTTCTTTTGCTGCTTCTTCAGATGAAGCAGTTTTAGACATTTCACTAAGTTTATATTTGTACGCCATTTGCTACTTGTATTTCTTTTACTAGTTCGTAATATTGTAACAAATCAACTAAATTATCATTATCTACTTTATCAGTTTTATTTAACTCAGTTAATAATTTAGCTACTTCTGTAATTTTAATTTTAGTAGCTTTGTCTTTTATATTTGTAGACATTTCAGTTAATTTATCTTTTAATATATTAACTTTATTATTATAAAATTCTCTTAATGATGGTGTTGAATCTACTGAGTATATAAATTCTTTAAGTATTTCTTTTTGTTCTATACTTAGACCATCGTACTTATCATTAAATTTTTCTAACAATATTTTATATGTTAAAGTTCTCAAATCCTTGTCATAAGTAGAAAATTCATTAATTACTTCATCTTTTGATTTTTTAGAAACTGGTGATTTAGTTAAAAATTCTAGTAATGTAACTTTATTATTATTAATTTGATCTAAATTAGTAACTTCCTTATAGTTATAACTTTCTATTAAAGTATAAATAGAAGCTATTTCTTTATAATTTTTTACTTTAGAACCAAAGAAAGATTCTAAATTATAATGTTTTTTGATTTCGTTAATCAAATTATACTTTTGTTTTCTAAGTACAGATCTATTAAACTTTTTAGACATTTCTAAAGTAGTTGAAATTAGAGAATTAGCTCTGCCTTCATTTAAGACTTTTGATTTAAGAATTGATTCATACAATTTATACTCACGTCCCAATTCTGTTTTTACAAAATATTCTTTAAGTATATCAATTGCAGGAGAATCTCCTCCTTTTAATGTGTCTGCCGTTATCTGTCTTACTAGTAATTCGAATAATATACCAGTATTTTTAAATTTTGAGTGTTTTATTTTCATCAAAAAATATATTTATTTATAAATATTAGGACTTTAGTTGAGATTCATCAAGTAATGATGATGTGTTTTTATCTTCTTCAAAAATTAACTTCTTTTTGTTAAGAGATTTAAAGATATCTTTATTCTTTAAATAAGTTACTTGAGCACTCTCACTTTCTCCTAAACTTGGTCTACCATCACCATCGTTCTTATCAGTATCTTTCATACGTTTTACACCTAATGGGTCTTTCCCAAAGTTGTTTTCTTGTTTACCTCTAGTAGTCATTGAATCAATTGGTCTTCCTAATTTAGGATCATCTTTAGCATAGCCAGCTGGTACATTAGCTGGATCTGATACTGTTCTTCCCATACCATATAATGAAGCTAAATCATGAGGTGTACCATAAGATTTACCTGTTGCTACTGGGTCATTACCTTCTGCTTTTATTTGATCTAATCTAAATTGACGTTTAGCATCTTCTCTAGCTAAATCTCTATATTCATCATATTGATCTTCACTAAAGTGGAATACATTATGATAAATCCAATCTGAAGGTACTAGCCCTTGTTCTAATAATGAACCTGCCAATTCTGTTTTAGCTTTAAGTAATTCAATTTTTTCTTGGTCATATATAATTGATGGAGTAGTCATTGATAATTCAAAATTAGTCAATGTTTCATCTGTATAACCTTGAGTATATAAATGTACTAATGCAATTTTATTAAATTCAGATAAAATTATTCTTTGAATTCTATCAATAGTACGAGCAAATCTGATGTCTTCGGCAGCTAATGTAGCTTTACCTTCTGTGTTTTCATCATATCCTAAGAATGCTTTTGGTATTTTTAGAGCTGCAAATAATTTATCTCTTAAATATTCTACATCTTGAATACCATCATAAGATAAACCTGGTGTAGTATCAATTTTAGTTGCGTTATCATTACCTCTAACTGGTATGTAAAAGTCTTCCAACATATTTTGCATATTATATTTCAAGTTATACTCACCTGTTTTTTCATCTATCATAGGAGTACGTTTCATACTTGAAATAGTTTTTTGCATAAATGCTTCTACTTCATTTGGAGGAATAGCTCCAACATTTACATAAAATATTCTTTTTTCTGGTGCACGAGCAATTCTATGAATTAACATCGCGTCTTCCATTAATGTATATTGTTTAAATAATTTTCTTGCTGGTTCAATGTATGCTCTACCATAAGGAAGATAATTAACATCAGCTACAAATCTAAAGTGAGCCATTTCATAATTATCAAATACAATACCACCTCTATCATCATTTACATTTTGATTAGGTACATTATAGTAACCATAAGAACCACCCGCAAATCCATCTGGGTTCCATCTAAATTTTACTTCTGCTGGATTTTCTGGGTTTTGACCTTCCATTCTTTCAATATGATAAGCAGTATAAGGTATTACATTATAAACACCAAATTTTTCTGATATTTCCATTTTTAAGAAAAAGTCACCATATTTACACATTTGTCTAATCCACATCCAGGCATTAAACTCAATGTTTAAAACATCATAAAATAAATTATATAGAATTTTTTGTATATCTTCATTTGAACTTCTAATTTGAAGTACTTCACCCATATCATTTTTAAGAGTTGATTCATCGGCTAGGATATCAAGCGCTGAAGCGATAATAGCATCTTGATCCATTATATCATACTCTGAATATAGTTGAGGTCTTAGATAATTATAATTTAAATTAAATTGTGCTCCATATAAAGAGGAAGGAGCAGTAGAATATACTCTATTAAATCTATCAACTAAGGCATTTGTTTCATATTCTCCACTTGCTTGAATATGACCTGAGTCTATTGTTTTTATTTGGTTTCCACCTACGTTTCTTATTACAACATCTGTTGAAAATAATCTTTGTAGTCTTGAAAATACGCTTCTATTTGCCATTTCTATATATTATTATTGTTATAAATATTGCTATAATAACCAATCAATGTTTTCTTTACCATCCTTGGTTTTTATTTCATAAGGATTTTTCATGCCTGGGTTGTTACCATAACTACCTTGATATGCTGATCTATTAACCTGCATATTATTTAATGATTGTCTTGTTAAATCTATACCTCTTTGTTTAAATTTCAAAGCTGTATCCCTAATATACATAGCAATACTAAAAGCCATAACTAAATCATCATTATAACCTGATTGAGCTTCTGGTCTTCCATTACGCCATATAAATGTTTTCATTTCTTCTATCAATCTTTTTGATTGTATTGTTACTCCTTTATCACTAATATATTCCTGAAATTTACCAATTACCATAGGTCTTGTTCTTGATGACATAGTAAATCCAGGAACCATTTTTGAATGATCTTGATATTTATCAAAATACGAATTAACATTTGCTTCTCCACTCTTTTGTGAATAGTAGAGGTTTTGATATGCTCTATCAATTACTACTTGTATAGTAGCCCAACCAATATTAGCATTTTCAATTACTAACATTGCTTCATTATATTCTGTAGCTAATCCAACTAATAAGTGACCATATTCTTTAGTACCTATTTGTCCTTTATATTCAGCAACTTGTACATTTGTTTCTGTATCTATTACATGACATGCAGAATAATCTTTACCATCACCTCTAGATACATCAGCTACTACCATATAACTTCTTGAATAATCAGCTTGTTCCCAAACCCATAAATTTTGGTCATTACCTCTTCTTTCTAAAGGATCTTTAACAAACGATTTTTCATAATATTCAATGTATTCAGGATAAAAAACAATATCACCTGAAGTACTAAAATCGCAATCACATTCTTGTGCCGCCATTCTAGGATCACCTAGTAATTCATCTTGTCTTTTTCTCCATGCTTCATCTCTATCTGGGTGAACATACCAAGGTAATTTTATAGGTAAAAAATCGTTTTCAGCCGCTTCTGCTCTACTCCAAGTTTGATGAAACCAATTACCTGTACCATAAGGAGTACTTAATGCTATACAACCACCTCCAGTTGCTAATGTTTGTTGAGCTGAAGCCCAAATCTCACCAATATTTTCAATAAAAGCTGCCTCATCAATTAATAGCAAAGATACTGCTTCGGATCTACCAGCATCACTACTTGCTGATGTTGCTTTAATTTGAGATCCATTATCTAATCGTAATGTTAATTTGTTATTTTCTTGGGCATCAATTTTAAGCCATGAAGGTAAATTCTCATACATAAATTTTACCTTTGTAACCATGTTTTTAGCTGTTTCTTGCTTTGTCGCTATACACAAAACGTTTTTATCTTTATGGAATGTCATTAACCATAATGAATAACCTGCACCTAATGTTGAAATTCCTAACTGTCTTGATTTTAAGACAATTGAATATGGATTATCTCTCCATAGTGTTAATACTTTATCTTGGAATGGGTATAAGTTGAATTGTATACGTCCCCTTTGTGGGTGCTGTATATAACAATATTTACGCATAAAATGTACTGGGTCTTTAGCACATTTTAAGTATTCACTTCTTATTACTTTCTTTAAGTCTCCAGCCATATTATTTAGCTAATAACAGTACTAATCCCCCAACTACTAATGCACCTGAACCTAATTGGAACAATTTGGTTTTAGCTTTTTGTTTTTTTAAATCAGTTTGTAGTTTTAAAGATAGCTCTTGTGATAAAGCTAATTGGTCTGATTTTGTTAATAAAATACTTTCAAAATTCATAACGCTTTTATTTAGATTAGTAATAATACTATCTTTTAAAACAATTTTATTTTCTAATAAATTTAGTTTATTATTTAATAAACTTAATTCTTCTTGTGCTCCGTCTCCTATTACTAAATCTTTAATTACGAGCTTCGCTATTGGCACTTTCAATCGAATCGATCTTTCTGTATCGGTCTGTGAAAAACTTGAGAAGCTCATCATCGTTAAAATTATCAATGGAATTAACTTTTTCATTTACTTTGTATTTTAAAGTGACAATCTTTTTATCTTGTGATTCAATTTCTGAATCTAATTTTACAATTTCTTGATTTAAAGTATCTATTTTAAATACTAAATCATCATTTATATGATGTAGAGAATCAACTTTTGCTTCTAACCTTTCAATTTTAAGGCTATAATCTTCTACATACTGTTCATCTCCTAAAAATACAAAATAAATTAGTGTACTTAACAGGATAAAAATTACACTATATGTAATTACTCTTTCTTTAGACGACATCTTTTTCTAATTTTGCAACTAAAGATTCTAATTCTTTCTTTTGAGGAGTTTTAACTCTTAAAATATCTTTAATCTTTTCTTTTTCAGCTTCATCAGCAGCACTATATTTTCTAGCTAATGATTTCATTTCAGTTTCAATATTTTTAAGAGCTTTAACAGCTAAATCTAATTTTTTAAATTTACCTCTAGCACTTTTAGCTGCTTTGATAGCATCTTTATCGTCAATATCTTCGTCTTCACCTACAACTCTAATAATATCATCGTCATCAGCTGATGCTTTTACTTTAGCAATATTAGCCGCATCAGTTTCAATTGTAGCTTCAGATAAAGTTTCAATAATGTTTTCTTTAATAAACTCTTTTAATTCAGATTTTTTCATTACAATAAAGGTTTTATTATAAATATGTTAAAGGTTAGTAAACTTTAAAATTTGCTCAACTCGCTCCTCTGTACTACCTTTAATAGTTTCTATATTATTCATCATATAAGCATATTTTCTTATAAAACTTGTTATAGTAAAATCTATAACATCTCTATAATGTTCATCAGTTTCTCTTACACCATTATCTTCAATAGGAAGACCTTCAGGAGAAATATAAAAAATATAATCATATTCTCTGATGAATTCTTTAGCATAATCAACGAATTTATCTTTATCTTGATAAGGTATAGATTTAGCATTTTGAGTAAATGCCATAACATCAATAATAGTTCTGTCAGTTATGATATTATCTTGCATTAATTCAGCACATCTTTCAGCTAAAAATACAGTTTGACCTTTTAATGTAGAATCAGTATTCAATGGAATACCTAAATCGTTTAAATATTTACTACGTTCTGTAGCAAAATTGTATTTCTTAAATTGTTTTGTTTCTTTTAAAGCATTAACTAATGTAGTTTTACCTACACTCATTGTACCACATAAACCTATTTTCATATTATTTATTTAATAACCAACTACTTGATTGTATTTTATCACCTAATCCATCTATCAATGTAATGCCTAATTCATTACAAATCACGCTTTCTGGGATACTTTCATTATTTTGATCTCCTCCATTAGCAAAGAATAAATCATATTCATCATTAAATTGATAGTGTATTGATTTTAATGATTCCACAACTGTCCTATCTTCATCTAAAGACAATATACATCTATCTACTACTGTTAGTTCAGTAATTATTAAACATCTTTCGTCTTCATTTTGGAATTCTTTAGAACCTTTTAATTCCCTTTGTTTATCATTATTAACTAAAACCCAAAGTTCTCCTCCTAATGATTTAGCATTATGAAAGTATTCTATATGTCCTTTATGTAAAGGATTAAAATAACCACTTACTATAACTGCTTTTTTCTTCATTAATTTCTATGATTTTGTCCTTTAGGTGCTGGTTGTTTATACCAAGGTAATCCAGTTTGATTTCGAATTGCTTCTTTATGTTCTTCTTTACTATATTGAATACCATAGAGATAATATTCTGCTTTCTTTTCATTACCCTCTGGTATTAGAGCTGGTCCCTCCCAATTGTGTAATTTATTATCCCAAATATAAGCTATTGTACCATCAGCTTTTTTTAATCTTTGGCTCCTAGGCCATTCTTTAAATTTATTTTCCATATCCATAATATACGTAATTTTTATTAATTTTCCAAAATGCTTTCAGCTACTAATGTACCATGAGCTCCCGATACCGAAATACCTCTTGCAGAAAGGGCATCTCCTACAAAGTGAACATTTGGGTATTTGGTTAATGAAAGGTCATTATAATTAACCAGCGGTTCAGGAGCTAGATATTTTACCTCAGGTACATAGATTCCCCAATCGTCTTTCAACGTAGGAAATACTAATTTCATATCATTGATAAAATCATCAATATATTTAAAATATCCTTGGAATGCATCTCTAACTACATCTAAATTATCTATTTTAGTAGCTGATACATCTATTCCTTCTGATGTTGTTGAAGGTTCTCTAGTAGGACTATAAAATAAACCTGTACTATTTTCTTGTACTTTACCTACTAATTCTCTAGCCCATTTAAATGGCTTTTCTATACCTCTAACTTCCATCAAAATACCAAAATTCGTCATATCATTCCTATAACTTTCATCTTTTTTGGCGTGCCCATTATAGGAATGATCTCCATATGTTTCTTCTACTGCTACATATGCAGCATTATTATTTGTACAAAATGATCTTAAACTAACATTATCCATTTTTCTATATAGCTTAAAATCATAAGCAATATCAATTAATTTTTGAAAGTGCTTTTGTGGTGCTTCAAATCTAACACCTACTTGAGCTGGTTTTTCTTCTGTTGGCAAATCGTATTTTTGCATTATTTCAGAAGTAAAATCAATACCTGATTTACCTACACCAAAAATAAGTGTATCATATACTTCATATGAATCTCCTTCTTCATCTAAAAATACAACTTGACCCTCAAAATCAATATCTGTAACCTTAGTTTCCCAATAAAATTGAACACCTTTAGATACTAAATAGTCATACCAACTTTTACCAATTTCATGTAAATAATCAGTACCAATGTGCCATACTGGGAATAATCTTAAACCAAAGTATGGTTTAATAAAATCTGGTTCTTTATCTGGAGATGATAATACTATTTGCTCTGGGTGTGGGTGAAATCTTTCAAAATTATCTACTACTTGCTTCATTAACTCCATTGCCTTTTCATCACCTACATATTTAGATAATTGTCCACCAATTTGAGTAGAATAAGTTAATTTACCATCAGACCAACCTCCTGCTCCTAGATATCCAGTCATTACCTCTTCATAAGGTCTTTTGTATGGATCTTTACCCATATCAATAATAGTGATTTGACCATCAAAGTCATTATCAACTAATTTTGTAGCTGCGTTTACACCTGCTACTCCTGCTCCAATAATTACTACGTTTTTGCCCATTCTAGAATTTAATTTATGTTTCAATATACGAAAAAAAAATGTGACCTCCAAATGGAGGCCACAGATCTCTTAATTTAATTTATAATAATCGTCTGGCTATGAATCAGACTGTAAAATTTATTTTTAGCTAGCTCTTAATGCTGAAATAGTTGTTGCTGATGCTAATGAAATATCAAATGATGCTGCTGAATTAGCTGCTACTACTGCATTACCTACTACTGTTACTCCTGAACCACCTACTAATGTGATTGCATGAGTTGCAGCTGCTGCATTAATTATATGTAATTTATACATTTCATATACTTGGTGACTTGCTGTTCCGCTAGATCCACCAAATAATCCGTCAATAATTACTGCTGCTGTAGAAGTTGTGAAATTTCTAGCTGCTGATGGTGTACACACAATAATTTGTTTTTTAATTATTGTTGGTGTAACTGTTAAAGCATCATCTGCAGCTGCTTCGTGAGCTGGTTGATAGTTGATAGGTGTATCTACGTTTTGAAAACTATACACTATATCGTTTGCTTTTAATACTTGGCTATTCCAAATATATCTTTCTCCACCACTGAATGTTTTTTCAATACCGTAGTATAATTCGTTTGGTGTTAATGTTGTTCCTCTTGTTCCCGCCATGGCTTTATTTTTTTATTTTAAATTAAATTATATTCTTATTAATGATCCAGCTTCTACACCTGAACCTACTGCAGATATGTAAACTCTAAATCTTGCTGTTGTGTTTGCAGCAATTGTCATTAATCCTACTTCTGTAAGACCACCTGCGTTTCCAGTTACTGTAATTACATTACCTGATAAGTTGGTATATGAAAATTCAAAATAATCACCAACAATCATTCCTAATCCAGCGATTAATTGTGCTGCTGTAGGCATTGCTACACTAATTGGTCCTGTAGGTGTTTGACCTAAGTGTGCATGATATTGAGAGTTTAAAGATTCAGTACTGTCAAATAAATTTGCAACTGTAATTGCAGTTGCTCCAGCAGCTAATCCTTCTTGATTACCACCAAATGTAGATGGTTCTTTTCTATTAACCCAAGACCAGATAAATCTATCTGCTTGCATTACTCTGTTATCCCAGTAATAGTGACTAGCTCTAATTACTTGCTGTTCTAACATTTCATTTGTTCCTAATACGTTTGCGTATGCCATAATTTTTAAATTTTTTTAGTTTTACAATATAAACATATGAACAGTAGTTGCACTAGCTCTTCTTAATCTTACTCTTACACTTCTGCTAACTGGAATTACTAAATTACCATATGCCGTTACACCTGATCCTGCTGCTAAAGTTAATACATTAGATCCACTTCCGTTATTAATAACAGTATCAAATGAATCATTATCTTCAGTAAATCCTAAGTTTGAAATTAGGTTTGCTGCTGTATCAGTTGTTAAAGTGTTTGTGTTTGTGTTTGCACAAGTTCCATATTCAGCTAACCAAAGTGCAGCACCAATTACACCATCTGCGTCTGTGATAGTTACTGGGGCCATTCGTTGTTTAGGTAAATATTTAGCTACGTAGCTGTAAAGGAAATCTTTTGAATCAAGAGTTCTTGAATTCCAATATTCATGTCCTGGTCTTTTTACTAGAAAGTCTAACCAAGAATTTGCTGATTTAATTGCCATAATGTTTGCTGTCTTTTTTTAATTATTAAAAAGCTGGTATTTCACCAACTATAACATTTTTGTTGATTATACATATATGTAAAAACTTAAAAGGTGCCGTTTATTTACAACATCTTTCATTACACCAACCTAGACATACTTTGTTGAATGTAATTTTACAAATTGCTATACAAATTTTTTCTTTCAATTTATTTTTTTATTTTAATCAAATGTTACGTTAGCACTCCATTTAATGTCTCCATTGGGGAGTAATTCTAATTTAATATCAGGATTACCTTCTAATACATCCTTACCACCTACTGAATTTAAGTGGTTAGCTAAATCCATAAATACAGATCCTTCACCTCTTGAAGTAGCAGCATATTCTGCTTTTGTCCAAATATCAGATTGAAATCCTTCTTTTTCTACTACAGAATCGTTAAACATTGCCTCTACATAATCAGCAATTTCTGAATCTGGGTCTATTCCTTCTTTAAATAGCTTACCTTCAGCTAAATATTTTCTTAAATCAAAGTTATCCATTTATTTTAATTTTTAAATCGGTTGTACCTTTTAATATTCGGTGAATTTCACCTTTGGTTATAAATATTGTCTCTCCTTTCTTCATCGCTCTTGGTAGCATATTATCTCTTTGAATACACCATCCTTCACCTTCAAGGATTTCTATTTTTCTGTCTTCATCATCTTGATGCCAAACCAATTCCATTGGATCAACATCTTTAGAGAATGTTCTTATATTATCATCGTCATTATACGGCTTCATTATCCTGGGATATTTGTTGCTATATCTCTTATTAATGTGTTTAAGTCTTTACCTTTTAAAGCTGCCTTTAATGTTTGTAAAGCTCCCTTATTAAGATCACCTTTTAATAAAGCTTGTATTGCTCCACCTCCTGCTAAAACTCCTAAAGTTAGTATCACTGCAGCATATAAAGCGTCAGTTGTTACTTCTAGGGCTTTTTCATTTTTAATAAATAACCCCATTACTCTTTTAATAGGACTTTTAAAATCTTTTTCTAATCTATGAGTAAAACTTTCTATTTTTTTAGCAGCTTCTTCTCCTTTACCAAAATCATATTTTTTAAATATTTTTCCTACCCATTTAGATAATATATTAGTTAAAGTAGTACCTGCTAATACAGTTGCTAATATAGATACAGGATCAATTGCCTCATTTACCTTATCTTCTTTACTTAGGATATCTTCTATTTCATCAGCTAATTCCTTACCTAATGAACCCATTTCATTTTCATATAAATGGCCCTCAGCTAAATATTTTCTTAAATCAAAATTATCCATTACCAAAAAGTATTCATGTTAGCACCTAATCCTAATTGACTAGCATATCTTGGTAGTCTACAAGACCAGTAAGATGGTTTTGTTCTATCATTTTTTTCTTTACATCTATGTCTTTTAGCAAATGCATTTCTTGCTTTAGAATTTCTAATTTTTGCTCTTAATCCACCTGAGCCAAATGATACTTTTTTAATTCTTTTAGTTTTAGGATCTCTTACATAAACATAATATGCTTTAGAACCACCTCTTTTAGGTTTACCTAGTGGTGGATCCTTTTTTTCTTTTTTCTTTTTCTTTTTAGCTTCAGTAAGTACACTTATTACTGCTTCTCTAATTCTATCTTCACCTTCATCAATACCCTCGTCATAATCACGAAGTTGTTTATTGATTTTATATAAACGATCTTCTAATTTATTTAATTGGTTACCATAATAATCAGCTATCTCTCCTCCTTCTGGTTCAGCTTCTTGCTCCATATCTCTGTATAATTGAGCAATTTCATCTTCAATTTCACCTTTCATACCTCTTAAGGTTAAAGCTTCATCATAATCAATCATTTCTTCTAATGGTAATAAAATATAATCACCATCTCTATGTTGTTTAACAGTAGTCATTTTTTTAAGAAGATCTTTAACTTGGTATTTATTAAATCCTAGTTTAACTAATTCTTTAACTAATGGTTCTAAACCAGCTGCACCACCTTCTTTAGATAATGTTTGTTTAATAACCTCTATACCTTTAACAAAGTTTTGATCTGATACTTCGTCTAAACTACCAATTCCTGATGTTGGGCCTCTTCTAGCATAAAAAGATTGTTGAGCAGCTGCTTCTCTACTTAAGCCACCCATTACGTGATCAACTATATCTTTTAAACCTTCAATTGAAATAGGAGTTGGTGAATAATTACCATCTACCATATAAGCATCCATTCCTGCTCTAGCTAATCTGCTTGTTTCTTTCATTCCAGCTTTTATAGCTTCTTTTTGATCAATTTGATAACCACCTAATTGTCTAATTTGGAATTGATCTTTATCTTTATCGTAATCAAATATTACATATTGATCTTTTCCAGATGGTTCTCTTTTAACAATGTAACTATCATCACTATGGAAGTGATCATCTACTATATATTCTTTGTTAAAGTAATCAAATAATCGACCACCATCCATTGCTTCGTTTAATTGAATCATTGGTAGATCTAATGGAACGATTTCATTTTCATATAAATCAAACTCACCTAAATTTGTTTCCATTAATGCTTCATCTTCTTCACATAAATCAAGAACACCTCTAGAATATAATTTTCTAGCTTCTTTAATCATAGATAAATGAGCATCAGAACCAATTCTGAAAACGTTTTCCATTAATGATATGTTATTATCAATATGGTAAGATAAATTTTCAGATATAAGTTTTTTAACTTTACCTTCAGTTAAGAGTGGTCCCCTTACTGTTTCACATTTATTACATCCACATTGACACATATCTTATTTTATTATAAATATTACTTAGATTTTGTTATTCTTAAAGACATTGGTAAAATTTTACCTTGAGTGTTTCTACCTACAACATCATACTGGGAAGGTCCAAATAGTGGACTATCAGCTTGTAGTTTAACACTAACATTTTTAGTGTTTTTACCTGGGTATTTTATTTCTGCCTTTGTTATTTGTCCTACAGCATCTAAAGCATCTTGAGCTGTAAGTATAGGGACAACTTTTACATCATCTCCTTTAATTTCTTTTACATAATAATAACCATATCCAACAGATGATGCTAAAAATGCTTCAAATTTATCATCATTAATATTAACTTCAGACCAATCATCTACATCTCCTGTTTGGTTAATATAATTATCTATACCTTGTGCTGTTCTTTCTCTATCAATATTAAATATATTAAATAAAACATCAATAGCAGGAGCAACACTATCTTTACTAGAATCATAAACTACTTTTCCATCTTCATAAACAAAGAATGGTATATTCTTTCCACTATAAATTCCTGATCCTGCTTTATTTTTTAATGATATATAGTAATCTTTTCCTTTATAGTTAATAGTTAAATCTGATATTGTTTTTCCTATGTCTTTAGGGCCTTCAAAATTTAAACTACGTTTTGTATCAGTAGCACCAGCAAATGAAATATCATCTGCAGATAATTCTGAATTGTCTATTCCTAAACTGTTATATAAAGTTTGTAATCTTATTGGTAATGCATCATTAGGTTCCCCTGCAAGTGATTTTGCTTGACCTACAAAATCTTGTTCATATTTTTCTCCCTCATTTCCTCCACCTGCTAAATACATAGCTACATCACCATCTTCTGTTTTAAATTTATATAAATTAAATTTACCACTTTTATTATCACCAATTCTAGGACCTACTACTTCAATATCATCTACAACATGAACTTTTTTAATAATATCAATAAATTCTTCACTTGATATTTTTTGTTTATTACCTATTCTAACAGAATTAGCCATTTTAGCTAAACCTGCTTTTTTACCTTCTTCTGAGTCTAATATTTTTTCAATTGCTTTTTTAGTATTTGATGTAACAGATGCTTCTTTTAAACTGAATTTTTCTTCAGTTAATTCACTAATATAAGATTCTAGTAAAGCTACATCATTAGGATTATCCATATCCGGATACCCTTTATCGAAT